CTGTGACGCTGTACGTCGTGCCAACTGCCAGGCTTACGTTTGCCGCCAGGACGCCACCGCCGCCACCGCCACCGCTGTTACCACTGTTGCCGCCACCGCCACCGCCAGCCACAACCAAATAGGAAATGGTGTAGGTGGTCGGGATGCCAGTGCTTTGCGTTGTGCCGTCACCGAACGTGATGCTGTTGGTGAACACCGTCCCGAACTTGAAGCTGGCGTCACCAAGGTTGTAGGCGCCGCTGGTGCTCGGGTAGATCTTCGCGGAATCCTGCCGGAGCCTCTCCGTTCCACTGAAGTGCCAGTAGATGTTTCCGCCGGACAGTCGCATGCGAACCGATTCCGAGTACCCGCCGATGTATCGGTAACTCGCGAGGTGAAGCTCTCCAACGGCGTAGTTGCCGCTGTCAAGGCTTGTCGATGTGATGTTGGTCGCATAGATGCGAGCCATCTCGTACGAGGTGCCGTTGGAGTTCTTTCCCTCCCACTCCATGCCACCGAGGGAATTTGTCGTGGCAGTGCCCGTGGGCGTCATCGTCTTCTGGAATCGAAGCGATGACTCGTCCGTCAGCGTGGTCGAGGTGTTGACGGATTTGAACGCGTCAACAACACCTGACTGCGTGACCTGAATCGTTCCGGTGTAGTTGCCGCCGCCAAGTCCGGCGACGTAGTTGGTGTAGTTGCTGGCGTCGAGGACCGTGTTGCCTTTGAAAATCAGCGACGCGTTGGAGCGACGGGCGTCAAGAACGTTCGTCCAAGACACGGTTGCGCCAACAGTTCCAGACGGGGCCGCATAGACGATCAGGCCGTCGTAGGCGTCCCAGCGAGAAACAATGTCGGCAAAGGCATACGTGTGGCTCCCGGACGTGGTGGTGTAGTTGACCCCGTAGCTGGCGCCCCCGTAGTTGCCTCCAGAAAAACCAATTGCCAGTGAGCGAGGGTTGCCCGAGTTCATGACGCTGGAACCGGCGCCCCAAGTCACTGCACCGCTAAAAGACGCATTACCAGAGCCGTCCACTCGCCCAACTTGGCCGCCTGCCCCGTTGCCGAAGAATGTGCCTTGATCCCCGCCGTACCAGTTCAGGTACACGCCACGACTCGCGTCAGAAGAGTCAAGGTGCAAGTTGCCGTTTGTTGTCGCAACAGAAGCCGTAGTGCTGTCACCCTGGAAGCCGTTGCCGCCAACGCGCAAAGAGTTGCTCCAGCCGCTATTGGGGCCAAAAGTGATGTAGGAATCACCGGGGAATGTCGGGCCATTGTGAGCGGCGAGAGCCGTCAGCGTGTACAGGCTCGAGATCGTTGCGGCATTAAGTACCGCATCAGCTCCACCCCCATGTGTGAACACACGGACCTTGACCGTGTATGAGTTTCCCGTGCTGACAATGTGGGAAATTGGGATCTTGTAGCAGGTGTTGGTCGCATCCCACGCGAACTCGCCAATGGCGATGTTTGCCCCGATGGTCCCCAGCACATCAACGACACGGGAACTGTTCAAAAAGATGTTGTTGGTCGGGTTTGTGCCAACCGCAAACACTTTGGTCAGCTTGCCGCCCGAATTCTGGTTGGAGTAGGTGCTGGTGATCTCGACCTCAATGTATCCCCACATTGACAGGTTTCCGAGGCGGAGATCGACGGCGAGGTTTGCCGTACCGTTTGTGAAGTACGGCGTCTGAAGCAGCACCTCGCCGTGGTTGTCGGTGTTCTTGTACCCGGCGAGTTTCAACCAGCCGGTCATCGTGTCGCCGGATTTCAGAACATAGCGACCGTCGCCGTAGTTGGTGTAGTTGCTGGAGTCGAGAAGCTTTTTCCAAGAGCCCCACGTCGTTCCGCTACCGCTTCGCTGCCAGACGTTCCCGTTGTCAGTAAAACCAAGCTGGTGAGAAAGACCGCCAGTCCAGTCCGTTCCAGAGCCATACTGCCGGAACGTCATCTCGCCAAAATAGCCGCCGCCGTCGTTCAGGCCGTCCGTGCCGTTGGCCTTGAAGTCGAACATGACGCCCATGTCAATGGTCTGCGGCGTCGTGGCTGTACTGCGAGAATCGGTGACGCGCAAAGCGTACGCGGAACCGTTGATGTTGATACCCCAAGTGCCGGACGCGCCAGTGCCGGTCAGCGACGGGGAATAGCTGGTGTAGTTGCTCGCGTTGAGCGTCTGGTTTCCGTTCTCTTTGATCGCACCGGTGATGTTGGCCGAACCGGTGACCTGGAGCTTGTCGGTGTTGTTGTCGGTGGCCGAGCCGATCAGGACGTTGCCGCTGGTGGCAAAGCGAACGGCTTCGGTCGAACCAAAGACAAAGACCCATGGCAAGACCGTACCAGTGCCCAGCGATCCGGACACCAAACGCATGGTCCCGGATGCTGCGGTCAGTGTGCCAATGGATGAGTTCGCGGGGTCAGACGAGTTGAAGACCTGGAACTGCGCGTTGACAGCGGTGCCGCTGGGAATGAGGCCGAAGTAGGTGTTGGAGTTGGCGGTAGATGTCTGCACCAGGACGCGGTTTGCGTACGTCCCGTTGGTGAAGTCGCCGGTGATGCGGTTGCCGGTGCCGGTGAAGGACAGGTTGCCGGAGATGTTCTGCTGGGTGTCGAGCTTGATCTGGTTCAGCATCGCCTTGGTCAGGCGCAGCTCGACCTTGTCAGCAGCAGAGAAGGCGCGAGCCGTGGTGCCGTCCTGGCCGCGAACAACGGTGAAGGTGTCGGTGGTGCGCGCCGTGACCTTGACGATCTCGAGGTTGCCGGCGGTGTCGGCCAGGGTGACGTAGAAGTAGTCGCCAACACCCGGAGACGGGAACAGCGCACCCAACCCAGCCGTCACAGAGAAGCTTGTCGCTGCGGCGGTGATTGTCGCCGATAGAGCAGCCTGTGCGTTGTTGGTGAATAAAACAGCCATTGCTAAGCCTTGTTGGGTGTGTCTGTGATTTTATCGAGTGGCCACGATGTAGCCGGTCTCCACTGAGCCGACGGAAACGCTGTCTGAGTCGGCACTGCCGGAGGCGTAGTCGACCTCGGCGATGAATGACGCATTGGAGGCCTTGGCATCGCTCGAGGCGGCGTCAACTTCGGCCGCGACTTGAGCGCTCGCAGCTGCCGCCGACATGGTCACCAGCGTTGCCTTGACCGTCGCCGAGACACCGTTGAACAAGAACATCTTGCGCAGACGGGCGTTGATTGCGACCGCAGCCAGCGCGTAGCCCTCGGAGTTCTTGACGATGTCGATGACCGCGTCGCTGGCGGAGAACGATGTCTGCAGGTCGCCATCGAGATTGACCTGGATGCGGACGTATCCGAACGCTTGCGCGAGACCGTCGCCAGCGCCGTCGAGGCGCTTGACAATGCTGGCGCGACCCGAGGTAAGCGCCATGACATACGCTTGACCCTCCAGCGTTTTACGCAGCTCGATGGTCGTGATGACATTGACGTTGGCTGCGCCGGCGGCCGCGATGTTCTTGCTGATGGCGGCAGCACCATCGGTCACGGCAGTAGCAAGGCCCGCGCACGCCATGAACTTGGCGATGGTGGCCTGGCCAGAGGTGCTGGCCGATGCCGTGGAGCTGATGTTCAGGACCTTGGTGACGTTCGCGGATGCGACGTCAACGGACAGGGTCACCGCGCCTTCGCCGGTCACGTTTTTGGTGATGGCGGCATCGGAGGAGGTCAGCGCTGCAGCAGCTGCGGCCGCGGCAATGAACTTGTCGACCTGTGCAGCAGCCGACGTGGAGGCAACGGCGGCGGACTGCGTTGCGATCGTTTTGGCGATGGTTGCCTGGCCCGTGGTTTCGGCCGACGCGTTGCCGGCGCACTCCATGCTCTTGACCAGGGTGGCCGAGCCGACGGTCGACGCCGTCGCAACGGCACCCACAGCGGCCAGCGGATTGATCAAGCTGGCGAGACCCGTCGACGATGCAACCGCACTGGCAGCAGCCTGGGAGACCTTGACGATGTCTGCACTGCCGGAGCTCGAGGCCGTGGCGTTGCCGCCGGCGTTGAGCACGACTTGCAGGCCAACATCAGCAACGTCGACCACAAAGGCGTCGCAATGGCCTGCGAGCGTCACCGTCTGAGCAGCGTTGGCAGTCGCGGTGGCCGAGACCTGAGCATCGGTGGCGACGGACCAGTTGACCGTGGTCGCGCCAGACGCGCTGGCCGATGCCGTGGCAGAGCCTTCGACGTTGTCGGTCTTGCCGAGTTGGCCAGAGATCGACGCCCAGGCCGAGGCCGAGCCGGCAAACGACAGGACGAAAGCCGCCGTTCCGGTTGCGCTGGCCGTGGCCGAGACGCTGGACGCGAGGTTTGCAGTGTTGCTGGGGATTGCGGAGGCCGACGCGCTTGCAGAAGCGCTGGCACTCAGGTTGTCGCTCTTGCCGACATCGCCCGCGGTCGATGCGGAGGTAGAAGCCGAGCCGGCGATGTTGGCCGCGCGCGCAAGAGCTGCGGCGACGGTTGCGCTCGTGCTGGCGGAACCAGCGAGCGGAATGCCCAGGATGACGCCGGCGTAGGTGACGACGTACGCGCTCGAGGCCGCGGCAATGTTCTTCGACAGCGAGGCCTGCGCCACGATGCTGCCGACACCAGTGATGGCGCCAGCAACATTGCACGACAGGCCGAGCGCGCCCGAACACGTCGCAGCACTCGAGGCGGATGCTGCGAGCTCCTGCAACACACCGCCGGCGCTACCGTTGAGCGTCGCCGAGTTGAGTACAGAAGCGTTGAGCAGCATCCCTTACCCCGGGATTAGGCGAACGTGATCGACAGCGAGGCAGCGGGGAAGGTGACCGTGTCAGCCTGGTTGATCGTCTTGGCGATGGTGAGCGCGCCCCAGAACAGCAGGTTGCCGCCGGAAGCTGCGTCGTAGATGCCGAAGTGCGTGACCGTGCCCCAGCCAGTGGAGGGCGTGGGGAAGGTGATGGCGCCGTTGTTGCTGGTCTGGCCTCCGGTGCCGCTCGAGGCGACAGTGGAGCCAGCCGACTGCGTGCCGGCCCAGTTGGCCAGGCTCGAGCCCACGGAGACGCGAGCGTACGAACCGCCCGACACTTCGGTGCCGCCGCCGGCGTCGCTGGGAGCCGCGGTCAGCAGACCGACGTACAGGGTCGTGGTGGTGGGGGCGGCTTGGCCACGGAACAACTGATCGATCAGTTTATTCTCGAGGTAGTCTGACATTGCGGACATGGTGTTTCCTTTTTAGAACTGTTGACGGACATTGAACTTGAGAACGTCGTAGACCGTTTGAATTTGGCCGTCGAAGTCGATCTCTACCTCCCCTTCGTAGAGGCCAGGCTCCACGTCGAGAACGCCTCCGGAGAAGTTGAATCGAACCTTCCCGGTTGAACCCCCATCGACCTTGTCGCAAACGATCGTGGAGAGAACGGTGTCGCTTCCGGCTGCCCGGAATTTCACGCGCACGATGACGTCAGCGTCGGCGACGTTGATGACTTCGCCGCTTGACGGATCGGTGAGCGTGAGCGTGATGTTGGGCAGCGAGTCGCCCTGAACGAGTTTGATTTTTTCAGCCATGTCTTACTTTCAGAATCCGAAGCGCACAGGGCGAACGCGCGGGCTGCCGGCCACCTTGTCGTGGGCCTCGAACACTTTGGCCTTGGTGATGCCGTCGTCGAACATCGCCTTGTTCAGCAGCGCGAGCTCGCCGTTGCTCCAGGCCTTGCCGGGCATCGACATGAGGCGGAACTTGGCGCCGGCCAGGATCTCGTCGAGGTAGATGTCGACCAGGAACTGCGGCAGGAAGGTGCCGAACTGGTTGGGCGTGTACACGGCACGCACGGTCATCTTGGCTTTGTTGGCGCCGTACGGAATCGGGTAGATCCGAAAGCTCGTGTAATCGTTGGCGGCGTTGTAGTACGCGGGATCCGAGCCCTTGGCTTCTTGCCAGTTGGGGATCAGCTCTTGCAGGCGCTCCATGGTCACCGGCACGAGCTCGCGGTTGACCATCCAAATGGACTTGATGGTGACCAGCTGCGCACCGGTGGGCGTGTCGATCTCGTACTCGTTGATGTTGTCGAGCACGATCAGTGGGTCCTGGATTTCATTCCAGACGCCGGCCTCGCGGCAGAACTCGTTGGCCGAGCGCATGATGGCCTGCTTGACCAGCGTGTCGGGCGCGCCGGGAACTTCAGGCAGGATGTACGGGAGCAGGTCGGTTGGCGTCATGCGTTACCTCGGCGTCGTGGCCAACGGATTGCTGTCCAGGCCCTGGATGTTCGGGTTGATGCCGGCGATGGCCTTGGCATGCACGCCGATGCTGTCCTTGAACTGCGCTGCGTAGCCGGCCGCCAGGGCCAGGTTGGCTGCGTTCTCGGCATCCTTGCTGTAGGCGCGGAACAGGATGTAGTCGGTGAGGTCGTCGACGTAGGTGTCGTCGACTGCGACCTTGGCTGTGCTGTTGCCGTCCCAGGTGTAGGTGCCGGACTGGGGCACGTCGAGCGGGTCAGCGATGTACGACATCTCCACCCAGACATTGGTGGAGGCGGGCACGCCAGGGCTCACGTAAAACTCGTGCGGCGTGCGCGGATCGAACGTGTACGAGCTGACCTTGGTGTCAGTCTCGGTGTGCCAATCCGGAGAATTCGAGTCGAGAACGTCACGATCGATCAAGCGGATGGCTCGACCGACCGTGGTTCCGTCGGTGCCCATGTTCCGGATCACGGACATGAGTGCTGTGCCGCTGATGTTGGCAGCAGGCTCGCCGTCGCCAGGGATGATCCTGGTCGACGGAATCAGGCTGATCGACTGCCTGGTGCCAGGCACAAGCTTGACGGCGTCAACACGCGAGCACGAGCTTGGGACGTACTTGGCGATGGCCCGTTGGCCATCATTGAGCCAATTGACGAGCTCCCGCTGCGTCCATCGTGTGAACTGCGGAGAGAGGTCGTGCAGCTGACCGGATACCCGGTACAGCACGTCCTTGACATACGTGTTTGCCGCCATGCTTTACTTTCAGTGGACGCTGAACGCGAAGCGATTGCTGACGCGTTCGATGAGCTCGGTGCTGCCGTTGCCCGCCGGGTGATACGTGGTCACCTTGGCGTTCTCGAGGATCGACACCAGCTCGGCCGGCACTTCGACCGGCATGCCGCGAGGCACCTGGTACATGTAGCCGTTCAGACCGATGGGCACAGCGTCGTGGCCGCCTTCGGCTTCCGAGGTGTGGATGGTGATCGTCTTCTTCTCACCGGACAGGGCGACGTCATGACCGTCGACCTTGGGTTGACGCTTGGCCGTGGTGGCCTTTTGCTTCGGCGCTTCTTGCGTCGTAGGCGCGTCATCAATGCTTGAAACTTGAGTGGTGTCGTTTGACATAGGGAGCCTCACAGAAAAATTGCCGGGGATTGCCCGCCCCGGCATCGGGTTCGGTCGCGAGAGATTGCTGCGCACCAAAATCAAAAAGCCCCCGAAGGGGCTTGTCCCTGACTGCCGGTGTTACCCGGCGTTCAATCAGGCGGTAGCGGCCACTTCGGCGCGAACCATCCAGCTGTCGTTCAGGATGGTGCAGGTCTGCATGGCCTTCCATGCGACGTGACCACGCTGAGCCAGAGGATCGGAATCGCTCGGCTTCGGGTTCACGACCATGGGGGTCAGAGCAAACATGCCCTTCAGCGCCACAATGCCGTAGGCATCGCGAGCCACGAACAGCACGGGGTACACGTCGGCGTTGGTGCCGGTCGTGGACAACATGCTGCCCTTCGCACCACCAGCATCGGCCCAGGGCTCGAAAATGGTGGAGCTGACGTAGCGCACGTCTTCGCACTTGCCCAGCTCGTTTTCCCAGGGGGTCATCGTGCCGTACTTCTCAGCGGGCACGAAGCCGGTCAGGCCACGCACGTCGGCTTCCAAGTCGGGGTGGATCAAGGCGACGAAGCCAGGAGCCACGTTCTCGGTGCCGTAGGACGGGGTCGAACGGACGATGCTGGTGATGAAGCGAGCGTTCTGACGCTTCAGGGCACGCACGGCACGGCGCTGCAGCGTGATGCTGATCGCGGTGTTGACGGCGTTGCGAGCGGCGCCGTTGGCGTACAGCACGTTGGTGCCAGCCTTCAGCACGCCGAAGCGCATCTTCTCGATCATCTGCGCGGCCTGTTCGCCCAACAGAGCCACGGACTCGTTCAGAGTCGGGTCCTCATGGGTGTCCAGGATCACGTCGGTGATCGTCACCTTGTCGCCGTACTGAGCCAGCGTGGCGGTGACGTCGGTCACGGCCAGGGTTTGGCCAGTGGGAGTCACGCCTTCGGTCAGGGTCGTCGGGGTGTTGGGCAGCGCGTTGTAGCGGCGGAACTTGATGACCTTGGTGGAAGCCTCGGGCAGAGCTTTCGCTTGACCGAACTTCTCCAGGACCAAGTAGGGGATGCCGCGCTTCAGCAGTTCTTTTTCTGCGTAAGCTGCGGTACGGGGCGAAATGTCGCCGTAGGAGGTTTGAGCCATGATGATTTCCTTTCGTTAATGGCATCGAGATTTGCTGTTGTTCACAGCCATTGCGGAGAGGAGCGGTATGGACTTTCCTTGCCGTGTGCAGATTCGCAGAATTCATGCTGGGGCGCCGAGGCGTGTCCCGAATTCTTCTCGTCATGCGCGACTCGTGAGTCGAGCTCCAAGTGCTGGGTGTTTGGTATCCGGCGCACCCTGCTACGCCGGCTGTGAGGCAGCTCTTTGTGGACTGCCTGCCACATTGGTTCGTACAGCTCTTGATGCGTACTCCGCGAATACGCATTGCAAGCTGTGACGCTGAAAAGGTGCCGGGTTGTCGCCGGCGAGATTCCCGTCGCCGCACACGTCTATGCGGTTCACCTGTAGATCCAGGATGGGGTGATCACCGCGCGAGGCGGGAGCGCACTTCCCTCGGGTATTCAAGCCTGATGCTTGCGCAGAGCAGGGACTCTTAGAACTCGTTCCAGGCGCCGGCGAAGTCGTCGGCAGCTTTGGGTTGATCGGGCAGCTTCATGCCGCTCGAGCGCACACCCTCGGCAGCATCCAGGGCTGCGTCGTCGGTGGCTTCGTCGACAATGGACTCGCCCTTGGCTTCGGTGAGTTCACCGGCAGCCTCGGCACCAGCTTCTTCGCCGGCGGCGTTGGCAGCCTTGAAGCCATCCAGCAGCTTGATGATCTGCTTGGCAGAACCGTTGCCGATCACTTCGATGGCGGCGGCTTTGTCGGCCTCCGGCAAGGACTCGACGTAGGTCTTGAACTCTTCGCTGGCGCCGATCTCGTTGAAATCGGGGTGAGCGTTGGCGATGGCCTCGAAGTGCTTTTGCGCCTTGGTGTCGACGATGTCGCCGATGATGTCGTCAACGGTCTTGCTCAGCTCGCCGAACTTCTCGCTGGCAGCAGCGCCGCCGGCTTCCTTGGCTTTGGCGGTAGCGATGGCTTCGATCATCTTCACGAAGTCTTCGCCGAAGTCCTCGGCCAGCTGCTTCATGGCAGCCTCGGGGGTGAGCTCGCCGGACTCGACCTGGTCAGCGATTTGCTCGACCTTCTCTTCGTCGGCCGGGGTGTCGGTGGCGTCAGCAGCCTGCTCGATGGCTTCGCTCACCACTTCGGCTTGCTCTTCCTGGGTGTCGGCGCCAGCGCCCTTGAGCTTGGCTTCCATCGCCTTCAGGCGACCTTCCCAGGACTTCAGGCGCTGGATCTCTTTTTCCATGTCGACGGCAGGAGCCTCGACTTCGCCGGCTTCGCCTTCTTGAGACACAACTTCAGCGGGCTCGCCCTGGCCTTCAGCTGCCGACTCGGCGGTCTGGCGAGCTTGCGCATCTTCGGCTTGCTTCTCGAGGTCGCCGCCATCGATCACGATGGCAACATCCACGGGCTCAGCGGCTTGGCCGTCGGCACCGTCTTCGGTTGCGTTCTCTTCACCTTTGGGCTCGGACAGACCAAAGGCCTCGTCTTCGCTCATCTCCTGCTTGGGAGCATCTTCCTCGTTGAAGGCGGCGCTGAATGCGTCCTGGTCTTCCTTCAGTTGGTCTTGGGTTGCCATAGATTTCCTTTCGATCGGCTACCAAATAGCCGGTCGCCCGGCTCACACTGTCCCTTGCGAACTGGCAAGCATTGCTTACCAGTTGCCCGGGGGCTGAGATTCAAACGACGGGCAACGACTGGTCGCCCCGAATGGCAGCCCTGATGGCCAGGGTCTGCTTCAAATGTGCTTGGACTCGCACCAGCTCATCGACAGAGACGTCAGCGAGCTGGGATTTGTAGACGTCGGCCAGGCTGGTCAGCATCTGGTCGACGTGCTTCAGAGGATCGGTGCCGCGGAACTCGGCCACCGTGGTGGTCGCTTCCTGCAGCTTTCGCATTGCGCGCAGGCCTTCGTCTTCCATCAGACCGCCGGCGTTTCAATGCCGTCGCGCACGCCCTGCATGCCAGTGGCAGGCATCGGCTCAGCGTCAGGCGCTGCCATCTGCGGCTCTGCATCCACCGGCAGCGCGGGCTGCTCGGGATTGGTGTTGCCGCGCGGCTCTTGAGCGAACTGCTCGTTGCCACCCATGCGCACCATCGTGCCTTGCTCGTCTTGCACCGGCGGCCCATTGAGCTCGGCGATGGACGGGTTCGGCGTAGCATCGGTCCAGCCGGCGCTGCGCAGGATCTCGTCGCCAGCAGGCGCGATGGTCGGGTTGCTGGTGGCCACACCGCCGGCTTGCAGCGCTGCGTACACAGCCTCGACGCGCTTGTTGACGGCGTCGGCGATGATGTTGTCGATGTTGGCCAGGGTTTCCTGGGCCTTGGCGCTGGCGAGCTGCGCATCGGCCATGGCCTTCGCGGCTTGGCCCTTCATCACCTCGACGGCGAGCTGAGCCTGAGCTGCGGCGAGCTCCTGCTGCATCTGGACCATCGGGTTTTCCTGCTCGGCCTTGACCTCGTCCTCGGTCTTGACGACGTCGGAGAGCTCGTGCGCTTCAGCACGCTGACGCAGCAGGGCGTCGCGCTTGATGAACGGGGCGTCCATCGGGTTGCTGACCTGGGCGGAGAAGTTGTCCAGCTGCTGGGCACGAACCTCGCGCGCCACCAGGGAAGCGGTGCCGCGGGCCTTGACGTCAAAGTCACCCTTGATCGCGTTGTCCTTGTGGAACTGCATGTTCCAGCGGTACAGCGAGGTCAAGAACGGGCGGGTCACGCCTTCATCCCAGGCGCTGATCAGGTCCTTGATCACGATGTTGGCAGCGCCCATCAGCATCGACATGCCGGAAGCGGTGCCAGCAGCGCCGGAGCCCACGTTCTCGCCGCTCATGTAGCGCGGGATCGCGGTCACCTCGTCGGCGTTGTTCTCGAAGCGGTCGGCCATGCCGGCTAGGTCGCCCAGGCGGCTGTTGAGCTGGATCTCTTTGACGGCGGCCGTGCCCGGTTGCGCAGTGTTGCGGAACCAGATTTTCCACGGATGCATCTCGTCCATGCGATCGGTGTTGGCCAGCAAGCCAGGGGTCACCTCGAGCATCGGGCCGGAGGTGATCGCGCCGTTGTCCAGCATCATGCGGATCGCGGCGTTGAGCATGGTCTGGTCGTCACGCATGATCGACGGCAGACCCTCGCCAAAGATCGAGGTCTCGTCTTTGTCGAAGTAGTAGAGGTGGTACGGCCAGGTGACGCCGTTGATCGGCTGCAGCACAGCCTTGATCACTTCGCCGTTGGGCAGCAGCCAGACGTTGCTGAAGAAGGTCTCGTGGATGCGATCGTCAGGGACCTTGACGCCGATGGACTTGAGCTTGGCGCCATCGAGGTAGCCCCAGCGCTCGAGGATCTCGTACTGGTTTTGCTTGTTGCCCTGGTTGGCGGTGCGCTCACCGATGATGCGCAGCTCGTTGTCGTAGTAGCGCAGCTTGATTTCGCCGTCCGGATGCGCCTTGATGTAGTCGACGATCTTCTGCTTGTTGAAGCTCTTGCGCATCGACAGATCGACCAAGTCGGCCTTGGTCATGTTGTGACGCTCGTAGACGTACTTGCAGCGATCGATCTCGGTCGCGTTCATGTCGGGATAGAAGCGCCAGATTGGCACGTAATCCACGAAGGGCACGACGTAGGCCTCGCTCTTGGCGATCCACTTGTTGCCCTCTTGCACGAAGGTCGTGCGGATCTTGCGCTCGACCAGCGGGCCCTTCATGATCCCGGTGCCGTACAGGTGACCGGAGTGAATGGTCTTGACGGCGACGTCCTTGTAGCGAGCCTCGACCAGCTGGTCTTCGATGACCTTGGCCATGCCCTTGGCGGCTTGCTTGACCAGGTCCAGCAGGAACTTGTTCAGCACCTCAGGCGGAATCGGCTGCCCATTGGTCATCTTCTGCAGCGAGTCAAAGGCGAGTTGCTTCTGCTCTTTGGAGACGCTTGGCACGGGCGTGCTGTCGAGCTCCCAGTTCTTTTCGCTGCCGGCCGGGAACAGCAGGTCAGCCACGCGGCTGTCAACGGTCTTGACCTTGACGCGGGTCTTGCGCACGAACGCCTTGGAGCGCTTCGGGCCGATCTTGGCGAGCTCGTCCGGGTCGTACTTGCCGCGGTACTGGCGCAGGTCCTGCAGCCAGCGCTCTTCCGTCAGGCGACGGTCAAGCTCAGCGCGCGCGAACTCGGCCAGGAGCTCAACGCCCAGGGCGTCAAGGGCGTGTTCAGCGGGCTCATCGCGCAGCGCATCGGCTGCGGCGAGCACGTATTGGTTTTGGTCTGATGCGTTCACTTCAAGAACAACAGTCGGAATTTGGTTTGCGCGCAGGTCTCGAGCATGTCGTCGACGATCTGCTGCAGGAAGGGCTCGTCAGCGCATTCGGCGCGCGCGCCTTTGAGGATCTCGGTCACGCCGCGCACGAGCTTCAGCGGATCCTTCTCGAGCTTGAAGCCAGAGGCGCCCACTTCGATCAGCTTCTCTTCGCAGCCCATCCAGCACTCGGCGAAGCGGTCGACGTTGGGGATCAGGGCTTCGTAGAAGGCCTCGAGCGCACGGTGAGCGGCATCGCTGCCAGGCTGACCGTTGGGCGTCAGGTGCTGGATGTGCGCGACGGTGCGCACATTGAACAGCTTCAGGACAAATTCACCGGGATTCTTCATTTGGCTTCCTTCTCTTTGGCCGCGATGGTGTCAGCCACCTGCGCTTTGTCCTTGGGCTTCACCGTTTTCACGTCTTCGCCATTCACCGACTGGCCACCATCGAGGTCGGCGTAGGCGGTGATGTACTCGTCTTGCGCAGTCACGGCAGCCTTCTTGGCGGCAGCGGCAACAGCGTTCTCAGCGGGATGACCCTCTTCGCCTTCAACCCAGGCGTCGGAGTATTCGTTGGTCGTGTCGGCCATGTTCAGTCCTTAGTAACCGGCCGATGTTGCCGGCCTGTATGAGCCAGCGTTTGCGGCATTCATCTCTTGAATGCGCGGGGCAACAGCCACGGCAAACGTCAGAGCCAGCGCGTCGCCACCGTCAGGTGAGCGGATGCCACGCTTGGCCATCTTCTTCTTGGCCTCCAGCAGCTTCTTGCCGTTGGAGTGCTGATCTGGTTGCGGCGCCGTGATGTCAGCAATCAGCGCCGAGTCATTCGGAATGCGGCACGGGAAATCGTGGAACCACTCTTCCATGCGCCACCACATGCCGGCGCGAATGTTCTCGTAAATGTCCGGCTTGGACGTGTCGTTCTCGGCGTTGTTGATGCCGATCACTGGCACGTTGAGCTCGACCAGGCGGTCGTGGATGCCAGCACCCAAGCCACCCTTGTCGACGATGATCGCGTCGGGCTGGAACGTATTCCAGATCTCAACCAGGCGACCCACGATCTGCATCGTGTTGTGGTCGGGTGGCAGCCACTCGAGGCGGAAGCAGGTTCGGCCCTGGCGGAAAGCGATGGCCGTGCGGTCGTGCTTGCCCTCGCCGTCGCCAGCCGGGTCACAGCCAACAATCAGCGGGCCGCTGCGCTCGCGGAAGTCCGTGGTCGCTGCGCGCATCACAGCGTTGGGGCTGATCAGCGGGTTGAGCGTCGAGGTCTTGAACGCCAGAGCGGCGGTCGCCGGATATTCCTGGTCGAACAGCCATTCGTGGCTGCGGCCGTACGTGGCGATCTTGTTCGCCCGCCACTGCATCTGCTCCATGTCCAGCCCGTAGGCCAGCTGGTATTCGCGGTCTTCCTTCGACAGCTCGAAGTCAGGCTTCACTGCTGCCCGGTATTCAACCTGCCAGTACCAGGGCACGAAGATCGCGATGAAGTCACCGCGGCCAGCTTCAGCTTCCTGCCACATCTCGTGGAACTGGTTGCCCAGGCCGTTGGCCGTGGACTCGAGAATGATCTCAGTGCCGGGCAAGTCGCCAATCGTGTTACCGATACCGGCCAGGTGCATCGCCGCGTTGGACCAGAACGCGAATTCTGAGCCGTGCAGCAGCTGCGCCGTGTTCGAGCGACCGACGTCTTGCGTGCCTGCGGTGGCCAGCTTGTAGCCGCCGTCAAGCTTGTCGAAAATCAGCTCCTGGGCGTTGGTCGCGCCAGTGCTGATGGGCATCGGGTTGTTCTCGTGGTAACGCTTCACCATCGAGAACAGGTTGTTTGTCGCCTTCTGCTCGTGCGCCACGATGAAGGCGCGCTTGCCGAAGTTCATCGACGTGCGGTGATAGAACCGGGCGCCGACGTAGGTCGAGATGCCTTGCTGCCGACCCTTGAGGATCAGCGCGCGAACCTTGCCGGTGTCAGCGAGCTGCTTATTCAGCCGCTCGTCAACGTAGCGCTGCGCCTGGTTGAACACGAACGGCAGCTTGTCGCCGCTCTTGTCCAGGATCTTCAGGCAGTGCGCCGAGTAGACCTCGAGGTTGTTCGACAGCAGCCGGAGCTTGGCCAGCTGTTCCGAGTTGGTCGAGTCCGCCATCAGTCAGCCTGCAACTGAACCTGGCGCAACATCTCCTCGAATTCGCCGGCGGACTTCTTCTCGGCATCCAGGCCGAAAATCTTGCGTTGCAGCGGGATGTAGACGCCGTGACTGGCCGCGATCTCTTTGGACATCTTCACGCGTCCGGCCAATGAAATGATGTAGCGGTACAGCTCGTTGGTCTTGTCGGTCTTCCAGCCGCCGTTGGCAGTTGGGCCTGACTCGTCATAAGCCTCAGCCAGAGCCTCGAGGACCTCAGCAAACTTCGGATCACTCAGGGCCACCAGCTCTTTGAGTTGGCCGCGACTGTTGTCGATGGCCAGCTTCACGTCATCGCGCTGGATCATGTCGACCGATGCGACGACGTCGGAGTAAGCCTCAACGGTTTCCGCGTCGGAGAGTTGCTTCTCTTTGGAAACCTCTTTGGCAACTACTTGCTTGGCAACCTTGGCTTTCGCTTTCTGCTGAATCTTTTCAGACAGGTCGCGAGTCCATCCAAACTGCTTGGCCTTCTTCTGGATTGCGGTGTGGGAAACCCCGCGCTCCTCACCGATCTGACGCAACGTCTTGAGGCCGGCTCGGTAATCCTTCTCGATCAGCTCCCAGTCGACGTGCTTCTTGTCTGCCTCATCAGACATGGCCGCCTCTTACTGGCAGGCCTCGCACCCTTCCCGGTCTTCGGGGTTCATGGGGCAGGCAGGGGTCAAGGGCACATCGGAGTCCAGATCCAACCCTTGGGTTTCGTTCTGGTTCTCGGTCTGGGAGCTTTGGGTATCGTTGTTCATGTTCACTTGCTGGTGATGGCCGGCATGTTTGGCGCCGGGGCCACAGGGCTTGGGCGGACGAGGCCAGCGAGGATTGCGCCCAGGACACAGGCCAAGATGTACTTGGCGCCGGACTGAACCCAATCGGATGTTTGTTTCTGCAGCGGTTGCGCTGCTTCCAGGGTGCTCACACGCTCACCCAGGCTCTTGATCTCTTTGAACGCACGGTTGATCGTGTCGTTCGTGTTTGACTGCCGCTCTTCCACCACTGCCAACCGCGAGACCGCACTGGCGAGCTCCTTCATGGTCGACTTGATCTCCTGAAGGTCTGCGCTCATGTCCTGCATCTTGGACAGGGCGACTGCGATTTCTGCTGTATCTGGCGGCGGCATTACTGAACTACCTTATTGACCCATTGCTGCAGGCCAATCACTTGGTTGCGGAGTCCATCAGCTTCTGCTGCCACGCCTCGATATTCCGACGTGCAGCTTCCAAGTAGCTCTCTTGCGACGGAGGCTTCGCGAGCGTAGCCGGCAGCTTCGGCACCGCGGGGGGCTGGACGGGAATTGAGACGGGCGACGGTGTCGCGCAGCCCACCAAGAGACTGCTCAGCAGCAGCGACGCGATCACGGTACTCGGCTTCCCGCTTGCTTTGCTCACTGGCGATACGTTGTGACTCTTCAGCACGGCGCTGCTCCTCTTTGCGTGCGGCCTGCTCGGCCTCCAGGCGGATCTCGGTTTGTTTGGCGCGCTCAATGTCCCACTTGGCCTGGACCCGATCGGATCCCACCTTGTAGCCAGCCAGGGCAATCGCCAGCACAGCAGCGATGATCAAGCCCACACGCAGCCAGATCATGGGGAATGGCAACGGAAACATGGTCAGACCCGTCCCTTGTATTTCGGCATCCGCGTCTCCACGACGTCATGGACGTGGTGCCTGCAGATGTCGCAGGCTGAGCGTGTGCCGTAGATCGGTTTCTTCGATGCCGTGCAGGTCAGCTCAACGTGGCCACCCCACTTCTTGGGATCGCAGCCCTTGGTTAGCGAGCAAGACCGCATGTCGTTGAGCACCCGACCGAAGCCGGCGTTGTAACTGAGGTCTGTCAGCTTGAGCTGCAGATCCTGATCCGTGGTCAGCTTGCCAACCCGGTTCCAATTCTGTCGGGTCATCACAACCATCACCCGCATCTGCAGGTCCGGCCGCTCGTACACCGTGTCCCAGCGCAGCTCGTTCAGCCCACGCGGGTCAAGCTTGCGGGTCTCCTCCAGCGCATCAAAGCGCAGGCTGCCGTCTTCCTTGTACGCCCGGGTGATCTGCGACAGGCCGGCTCCCTCTTCGCGCTGCGACTTCAGTCGCGCCTTGGGGTTCCAGCACATGCTCTTGATCCCGGGACACCCAGACTCATGCTCGATCAGAGCACCAAAGTACTCAGGAGCATGGAAGCCAGGCATCACTTCGTTTACCTGCGCCTTCAGCGTCGGCAGGTATTGCAGCGCCTGGGCAGGGATGTCTTTTTCCAGCGAGAACGGGGCGGCGGGCACCGGGTGACAGAACGTCACCAACAGCGAAAGCAGCACCGCCCAGAGTTTCATCGCTGGACCATAGCGAAGAACTGCAGCAAGCCAATCAGCACCAGGGCGCGCAGCAAGCACACACCGGTGTAGGCAATGCCGGCGCCCGTGTTGCCACCCATGGCGGCGTCGTACAGCTGCTCACTCGAGGCGCGACCCAGCAGGGCCTTGCCGATCAGGTAGCCGAGACCGGTCACCATCAGCGCCTGGGCCCACAGCTGCACACGCAGCATGGTGTCTGCACCGCCGGACGGATCAGTGACGTAGAACCAGGCCAGGATGGCCAGGGGCACAGCCACGAATTGAAACCAGCGAGCACCGATGACGCTCAGGAAAGACTTGAACATGGGTCAGATCCAGAAGAAGGCAAACGCGAACAGTGCGGCACCCAGGGCGCCAACACCAACCGAAGCCCAGAACAGGGGCATGACAACAGCCAGGATGGCTGCCGTCGACAAAACGATACCGAGCTGCAGAGCAATCCCGGCGTAGGTGTAGAGGGCCGACTTCGACTTGGCGACGTCGCGCTCAGCCTCGAGGGCCTTGGCCTTTGCCGCCAGTGCCGTCATGCCGTCGACAGTGTCGTCGTGCATCCGCTTGGCTTCGCGGCGATAGTGCTGCGCCAGGTGCTTGTCGGTCGTCGTGTCGGCCGTCGTGGCATAGACCACCGAGCGCACATTCTTGGCCTGATACCAGGTCCACAGGTTGTTCGCCTGGATGGTGTTGGTCAGGATCTTCGATGAGTTCGATCCGCCAAAGTAGCCATTGACAGCCAGCAGCGCAGCAAACACGGTGACCGTGATCGCGGCGCGCTTCTTGATGATGATTTCCAGCTCAGAGCGGGTCATTCCGGGTCTTTCAGGCAAAAACGCGGAAGCACCCCGGTTCCCTGAACCGCCTTCCAGCAATCAATCACTTTCGGGTCCGTCGCCCACCGGCGCTCGAACTCTGCTCGAGAAAAGTCATCCACGCGCCGCGTCTGGTAATCCAGGCGGATCCCGTACATCAGCGTGCAGAACACAATCAGCACCACGATGCCGCCGAACCACTTCGTGATCAGCAGGCTGTAGCGATCGATTCTGCGCTGCCGGGCCCGGGCTTCCTCGGCAAGCTGCTTTTGCAGGTCTCGCTCAGCCTGGAGCCGCTCTTCGCGGATCCGCTCGCGCTCGGCCGTGAACTCTGACCAGATGCCCGGCATGTCCAGGTGGTAGACCAGGAGCTCCCTGAGCTCGGCCTCCATCTCGATCAGCTTGCGCCGATTCATCACGTTGTCGAGAGCGGCGTCGTTGAGACTCTTCAGGCGCGCCTTCGGGTTCGCCTTGAGCTCGGCCGCCTTCTGCTGCTCAGCGGCGGTAATGCTCTCGCTGTGACTGAAGAAGGACCCGCACAGCGTGGTCACCTCGGATGCGATGCTGGCAACGTCTTTGCCTGCGGTCTTCGCCTGGCGATAGAGATCAACCAGCTCGCGCACGCCATTGATGGCGGCTTTGCAACCACCGTAGGCAAGAGCAATAGATGCTGGGTCAAGCATGGAAACCTCCCATGTCTGACCCGCTCTCGGCCCGGGGATGTTTGGTTGCGGGAGTAGGAATTGCACCCACGCACTCGGGCGTATGAGGCCCGTGCTCTGCTGTCTGAGCTATCCCGCCTAAATTTGGACGCGACTATCCCCTCAGAGGTAGTCGCAATTTGCGAAGTTTGTTATGCCTTATAGCGGCACCCTGCTCAGGCTACGCGGACACAGTCCAAAGGGCCTGAGTGGGTTGCTCCTGCGGGAGCTGGTCATACGACCACAACCTTGCGGTTGCCATCAGTATAACATATTGTTTTGTTTTGCGTCAACTATTTGTTTGCACAAATTTCTTGGGGTCTTTTTGGCTTCAAAACTGGGCCGCTGGTCTGCGCCAAATTCACCAATGGACCAGCATTTTGCTTGTCGTATCTCGATCCAAAAAAGTGGATGAGCTTCGACTCGATCTCCAGGGCCTTGGCCTGCGTCAGGCCGGATGCAACAATTTTTACCACATCTTCCGCCATAAACCCATCAACCCTGAGCTGCCGGAGGATTACGCCGTGGCCCTCGTTTCGCTTCAGGTCATAAGCGCGCAAGCCGATACCCTTGCCAACATAGAAGGGCTCGCCCGAGACTGAGATAGAGCAATCGCTGTGAACAAGCTTAATTTGCCTGTCAACTCTTGGATCAAAATGCAGGTATACGTAGTAGTCGGATGACCCGTCGGTGTCAACAAAATAACTCGACCAATCGCCGGACATCACGGCGCCGAAGTGTCGGATCCATGCGGCCTCGATCTCATCCTCGGTCGCATCCCTTAAAACAAGATGACGGTAGTTGCTATTCAGCCTTTGTTTTTCCGTGCTGCGACGGCGGTATAGATTTGAACCACCAAGGCGAGACATCCTGCGATGCTTCTCCTCAGAAATGGCTGACTCGATTGCGCAAAGCGCCTCCGAGGGAACCTGTTTTAGGTCTAGGTTTGCCAGCCAACTAAGGCTGAATGGGGTTTGCTGCACAAAAGGCCCTTCAAGTCTTCACTTACACACCAACCAACGGCGCCCACGCAAGGTGGCATAAGGCTTCTCACGGCCAAATGGAAGTGAAGGCTTGAGGAGCCTCCGTTTGTCGCTCAGTTGGTTGAATCGACAATAAAATTGTAGCACAACCAAAACAAATTGTTGTTTTTACGCCACAACTGACCACTGAGTGCCGTTCTGGGCACAGGGTTTTCCCTGATTGACCAACAAAAACCCACTGATTTGGTTGGTCATTGATTTGACCAATTTGTTTTGTTGCACAACAATCGGTTCATCACATCAACCAAACCACACAGGAGTTCGACATGTTCCCGGCAACCCGCAGCAACCAGATCACATACGCCTACTTTTGCCAGCTTGGCGGCCTGTCCAACCCGGCCACTTGGAGAATCGAGCGCCGCAACGGCTCGCACAGCTATTACACCTACCACCTCGTCAGCGTTCGTTAAGGAGTTCTACATGATCGAACACAGCATCTCCGAATCCGTCATTGACGGCGCCGTCGACGTGATCATCAACACCCGCGACTTCTGCGGTGACGAGCGTGAGGCCGTGCGCGACTACTGCGCCGACCTAAAGCAGCCGCACTGGCAGACCGTCTACCGCATCGCCAACTTCCGCGCCAACGCCCGCTGGAATGAGTTCCAGAAGAGCGCCGGCGTTGACCCCAAGTACACCTACTGAGATTCACATGAGCTTCAAAAAACCCCGACTAAAAGCAAACCTTGCGGCTGAGGGATCCGTGTCAATTCCCGCAGAGTGGAGAGAACTTGATGGCCTGGTCCGAGCGGACATCCTGAAGGATTGGATCGGCATCCTGCAAATTGAGTACGACATCGCGGTTCTGGAGATGATTGATGGACCCGACCGAAGGCTTAAAGCTGCCATCCTGAAAAAAAAGCTGGCTAAATTTGTTCAACACTGAGGAGTACACCATGGGCGGATTCGTAACAAAATCTTTCACTTGCATTGATGGCCGCTACGAGGTCACCGAGTACGGCAAGGGCACAGCCTACCTGGTCGAGGACAGCAAGACCATGAAGAGCTTCTACGTCCAGGGCGATGACGCCCAGACCCTGCGCAATGACAGCCAGGAGTTCACCAACAAGCACGCCATTGTCGAGACGATGGCAGCCATAGGGGAGTGAGCATGGCGGCCGAATACGACCCGCACTGGCCATTCCCGCAATACGACGAGAACGGCAAGCAGCTGCTGCCACCGCCGCCACCAAGGCGCAAGAAGCACCTCGAGCTCGAGGACATTGAAGATGCACCAATGTAAGGACTGAAAATGGAACGTGAATTATTGCGCCGGGCCGCGGTGGCCCTGAATGACTGGACCCACACTTATGCGTCGGAGCTCTGCGACTCCGAGCGCGTGGCACAGGCCTGGGCTCGAATTGAGGCGGCCGGCGGCACCGTTGCATACATCGCCGACTTGGCATCGGAAATCAATTCATTTCTGGCGCAGCCGGAGCAGAAGCCATTGAGATGCAGGTCAGAGCCTTGCGTAAACGACAACAACATAGGGGCGTGTCGGAGATGCAAGAACTCCAGCGAGTTTCTTTCGTGGAATGACCAAGGGTCGCGGGAACTGGTGGCGTATGCCGACAAGATCGCGTTCGAGGACGCCATGAAAACCGGCAAGGGGTGCGACGTGTGGCCGACAGCTGGCGACTACGAGGCGCGCACCGGCCGCAAACTGATCGAACTTCGCACCCAACCCCAGACGCAGCAGGAGCGCACACCTGGAGGCGTGAATCTCGCGGATTACGACTACGACGACGGGAGCTTCAAGGCGAAGAAAGAGCGCTTGCCACATGTCGCCACCAGCGACACATCGCGAACTCGTGTCGACGAAACCGCAAAACAGCAACATGACCCGCTGCCCAAAAGCGAGAGCTTAAAACACAAATACAACGCGCACAAAAAATATCCGTGGTTCTGTGCCGATTGCGGCTACCCAGAACATGAATTACTTATGCACACAGCCGCCCACGGCATCAAGGAGACCGAATGAAAGAAGACATCAGCCCGGGTATGCAGGCGCTGTACGACATGGCCCTTGGACCGCAACACACCGGATGGCCACCCGGCCTTCTGCAAGACGACTGCGCGGGCCTCAGCAAGTGGCTCGCGAGCAAACCAGACGCCAGGCGCAGGGTGCGCGAAGCGCTGGATGAGCTTGATCGCCAGGAGCACGCGCGCAGTGTTGTGCGTGGCTTCGGCATTACCGAATAACAGGGAGGCACAACTTGGCCAAGAAACAGTACCAATGCGCCAGCTGTGGCGACCCGTTCCTGGCACGCGAGGCCGACCGCAAGCGAGGCTGGGCACGCTTCTGCTCGAAGTCATGCAAGGCAATCAAGCAGGAGCAGCGCACCGGGCAGTATGCGCGACACCTCCAGGGTGCGCGCGAGGGCGGCCTCTGCTTTCCGTCATTTGCTGAAGGCGAAGTCCAATAACCAACCAATTTGCTCGGATTTTTTTTCGTTCGGGTTGCAACAAAATGTTTTGTGCGCAACAATCAGTTCACAGTCAATTACATAGGAGTTTTTAATTGAACACGCTTCACATCACCATCAACGGCGAGCCAGCTCACGGCGCGCAGGCTGAGGCTCACTTCGTCGAGTGGGCCCTGGCCCTGGAACAAGAGCACAACGAGAAGCTGTTGGCAGCATGCAAGGGTGAGCGCACCTCCCTGGCGGCGATCAACGTATTCCAGTTTGCGGCGTTCTCTCCCTTCCGCACGACAGCGGATTGCAACTTGCTCGGCCAGGCCGGCATTGAGATCAAGCCCGTCGTCCACTTTCAGGGCAACGTCGATTTTTACCAGGTGCCGCTCATTGACACCGGCGAGACGTGCGAGGTCGCCTATCTTTTCGCGCTTGATCACCCCCGGCTTGGGTGCAGACCCGTCCGTACGTCACGGGTCTTGAAAATGAATGACGACGGCTCATTCGAGACGCTGAACACCATCTACAAACCGGCACCCGAGGTGGAGCATCTGCCGGCCGATGACACGGAAGGCGGTGCAGCATGATCCGCTTTCACTTCGATCGCAAATTCATCCCCCTGGTGGCGCCGTTCGCAGCCAGGGCTGACGTCCGCTACTACTTGTGCGGCATCCGCGTGGAAGCCGCCGGTGATCGCCCTGGCGTGTACATCGTCGGATGCGATGGCCACCGGCTCACGGTCGCCTACGACCGCACCGGCAGCATTGAGGGCGTCGAGGGCGGCTTGATCATGCGCGTGCCGCCTCAGTTCATCTCGGCATGCAAGGCGCGCTCATCATCGCCGCTGAAGGTCATCTGCGAGGGCGACCGGATCTCCGTCGGTGTTGAAGGCGGAGCTGCGCACAACGAGCGCGAGACGTACGTGATGCCGGGCAAGCCCTGGATTGAGGGCAACTACCCCAGGTGGAGGGACATCCTGCCCTGCTGGGCGGACCTGAAGCTCGGTTTCGCATCTGAGGTGAGCTCGGTCTACCTGGCCGACTACCTGAAGCTCAACAGCGGCGGCCGCTACGGCGACGGACTCGTGTTCTGGCAAGAGAAGGCCGACTCACCCATTGTGGTGCAGCACACCTCGCAGCCGGAGATTGTGTCGATCCTGATGCCGCGGCGCACGGATGGCTCTGAGTTTCTGCGCAAGAAGTTGCCAGAGATCGCGGCCGGAAAGCAAAAGGTGACGCCATGAATTGCAAACCAGGCGACCTGGCAATCATTGTCAATTGCGATTTCCCCGCAAACATTGGCAAGCTCGTGTCCGTGCTGAGGCCGGCCGACATGAACGATTACCACTTGGGACCAAATGAGAATGATGGCTTTCTCTGGGAGTGCGAAACGCTCAGCGACGGCATCATTGGATGGGACGAAGGGGACAGCTACTCAGCCAACAAAGCAGGCGGCCTGATTGCTCTTACCGACAGCTATCTGAAGCCAATTCGCGACCCGGGCGACGACGCCGCTGATGAGATGGTGTTGCGCACCGGCAAGCCACAGGAGGTGACGGCATGACCCACAAGACCATCTTCACCTGGGTGTATGCCGTCGTGCTCTCACTCGGCATCACCGTCGCATTCACCGACGTGTTTGTCTGGCGCGCCGAAAAACCCGAGCCCTGCGGCTGCAATCAACCACCACAAAAGCACAAAAAATGACCACGATCGAATACAGCTACAAGCACCCGGACCTTGATGTCCCGATTGAATGCACCCTGGACTGCGAGCCGCCCCAGCGCGGAGCTCGAGAGCACGGCACCGGCCTGCAACTTGAGCCCGATTACGACGCATCCGCAGAGCTCACATCAGCTCGCGTCGGAGGCGTGGAGATCATCACGCTGCTAAGCGAAGACCTGGTGTACGAGATTCAATCTGCCGCACTCAGGCATTTGCAGGAGCCGTGCCTGTGATGGATCAAGCAACACGAGACCTGGTGCTGGCATACGTGCGAGCACATTCCGCCGACGTCGGCGAGTGCTGGGAATGGCAGGGCGGCATGACGCGCGGCACAACCCCTGCGGCGCGCTTTCCCGGACCCGTCAAGCTGCCGAACTCGGTACGCAAGGCCGTCCTGCTGGCCACACTAAAAATCTCACTGGGTAAGCGCTACGCCAGACCAAAGTGCGGCAACTTCCGCTGCGTAAACCCAGAGCATGTCGTGGCCGTGCCGTTGCACAACATCCGTCGAGAGGCAGCGAGCAGGACCAGCTACGGAAAAAGCATTGCCCGCCGCGCTGCAATCTCGAGAACCAAGCGCTCGCAGTCTCCGCTGACCAACGAGATGCTGCAAGAGATCCGCGCATCAGAAGAGAGCAACAAACAACTGGCCACCCGCCTCGGGTTTTCAGTGCGGACCATCCGCATTGCACGCAAGGGCTACGTGCATGAGAAATTGACAGCAACACCGTTCACAGGATTAGGAGCAAGAAAATGAGCAATACCCGATTTAACAAGGGCGACACCGTCTATGACCTTCACGGGCGACAAGGCGCATACATTGCGTCTTACGGTGGCTACCACTTGGTTGCGCCCGAATACGATGCCGGCGACTACGGCGAGCCAACCTGGGGCACTCCCGAGCAGTGGGATCAGATCTTCATCAAGCCGCCCACACAGAAGCTTGAGACCAAAATCGACGAGCTGGACAAGCTCATTACCGAGAAACGGGATGAGCTCAAGCGTATCAACGAAGAGCTCGATCAGGCTGGCCGCCGGCGCCAAGAGCAACTGAAGAAGCTCAAGCAGCATCAGGCGCTGCAACGCATCGAGGACTACCTCGACGGCAAATTCACGCACTTCCTTGAGGTGCCGGAATACTACCCACCAAAAATCGTCGCAGTCGACGATGCCCTGAAGAGGGGCGGCATTGATCGGTGGGACACGCCGCTCAAGTTGCTCACGCTCTTTGGCGACACCAAGGGCGATCTGCAGTGGCGAATCAATCGCTACAGCGATGGCAGCGGGAGCAGCAATGTCGAGGTCTATCCAGTTGAAAACGAGGAGGAGGCAATCGCAATCGTGCGCCGCCTGTACGCCGAGGCGGTAGAGGACTGGCGCATCCAGGAGAAGAAGCACTACGGCCGCGCCATCTACTGGACAGACAAGTGCCCTGATGGATGGATTGAGGCGCCCGATGATCTGCGCGCCTACCTGAATGCAGCAGCCGTCGAGAGAAGGCAGGCCGATCTGATCAAAGCCAAGGAGGCGCTGGCCAAAGCCCAAGCCGAACTGGCCGCGCTGCAATAACCCAGCAAAACTGAAGGGCTTTCAATTCGTTGATTTGACAGCCCTTTTTAATTGCGCAACAATTGGCTCCATCAGCAACAAATTGTTTAGGAGTTCAACATGTACCAAGGCCACCTCAATGACGGCAGCAGCATCCAGAAGCACAGCGCCGGCGCCCTGTATCCCTACGTCATCCAGTTCCGTGGCGAGGCCCTGGTGCCTGAACTCCGGCACCCGACTGGCGAGATCACCCAGCATGCCAGCTACGACGAAGCCTGCGATGTAGCGCGTCAGCTGCTGGACCTGGCGCCCGCGGCCAAAGTCTGCGGCATCTCCAAGTCGGAGCTCGTGCGCTTCGTATGCGACCCGCACACCGGCCGCGACTACGTGCAGCTCGCCAGCGTGCGCGGCATTGCAAACCTCATCAAGTCTTTTGGCCAGCGTGTCACGCGTGCCGACCGAGTTTTCCATTAAACCAACCCACGTCTTTGAAAGGACACATCATGCAAGACCTCAACGTCATCAACCGCCTGAACGCCGAAGCCATTGAGCGCGACATTCCCCGTCAGCTCGCTGCCGGCAAGATCGTCGTCGCCGAGTACACCGGCCTGCACTTCGTTGGCTACGAGACCTTCAGCGGAGAAAACGCCGAAGCCGAAGCCCAAGCCAAGCTGGCCCAGATCGAAGCCCAGGCCAGTGGCCACGGCAAGATCTTGCGTCCTGGCCAGAAGGCGTTGACCGCCTGATGAAGCGGGCGCCATTTTTTGGCGCCCAGCACCAACAAAACGTAGCACAAAGCAACATTCAGGAGTCACCATGCAGGCAATTATCAACGTCGAGCTCGATGAGAAATGCGGGCCCGGCATGAGCGCAGCAACGCGCCTTGAGCTGGTCTTGGCAACCGTGCGCCTCGTGTTCACGCGAGCGATTGGCGACATCCGTGTCGTCGATTACGTAGGCCCGGACGGACCAGTCACAGAGAACACGGCGGTCATCACATTCGAGCACGCATCGGACAAGAACGCTGTGCTCGCGGCCATGTACAAGGTCGCCTACAAATTCAACCAGGACTGCATCGCGATTCTGTTCTCGGATGGGGAGGGGCGCCTGGTCGGACCGGAGGCTGATCGCTGGGGCGGATTCAAGATCGAGTACTTCAAGCGCCCCGCGATGTACGAACTTTTGAAGGAGGCAGCATGAACATCCCAGAACCCCACGAAGTCGACTCGCTCGAGAAAGCGGAGCAGGTCATTTCCGCCATTCAGCAAGCGGCCAAAGACCTGGTACTGAAGGCGCGCGAATACGGCATCGTGGTCACCATTGAAACGGAGCCCGTCAAGCCGCTGGCCATGGGCCACTACGACATGGTGGTCACCACCAGACCCGGCCACGATATTTACAGGAACCAATCATGAGCACCACACAAGACACCCGCTTTGCGACCCGCGATCAGTTTTACAAAGTGCTCTTGCGCTGGATGCCCGAGTGGACGTCTGGCATGCCCGAGGCAAAGCTCATTGCCGGCATTTTTGCGCAGGCATGGGACGACGGAATTGACTGGTTCTTCAACACCCGCAACAAAGCGCTTCTGTTCTATTGCGACAAGACGGGACTCAACCCGCAAGTCATCGCCGATACGTACAGAAAGCACAACCGCGCACGAGCCAAACGACTGGGGATCGCATGAAGCGACAAGGATCTGGCCGCAAGGCCGTTGACGGCATCACCGGCGCAGACAAGCGCGTGAATGTCGTCCTGACATCAGAACACCGCCGCCGCCTGGAGCAGCTTGCACCCAACGGGTTCAGCGCCTGGATCAGAGCAGCAATTGACACCGCCTGGGGCAAACAAAGAAAGGACGCGCCCAATGCATAACACGACAGAAGTTTTCCATCACAGCATACTGCCCGTGCGCAACGGCGTGTACCTCACGCAAAGCGTTGACCCGGAAGACGGCAGGATCCTGAGCGACTGGATGTACAGCTACTTTGATGCCACCGACCGGGTCTGGGGTTGTGCAGCAATCACGCCAGCGGAAGCCCACTCGGTGCCGGACTACGAGTTTGCCTGGCAGACCAAGAACTGGCGCGGCCTCACCGAGGAGGCGAAGGCATGACCAAGTATCAATGCTCAGAAGGGAGGGTGCTTCAGGACCTGGTCAGCCACGAGATGCATGTCATCCGCGATGACGGCGCTCACCGCCACCTTCGCTTTAAGCGCCCCGACAGCAGCACGTACTGGTTCGACCTGATCACCTGGCCAGGCACGCTGTGCATTGACGGCGACTGCGGCACCTACGTGTTCCGTCGCCTCGAGGACATGTTCGAGTTCTTCCGCACCGACCGCGCGTACGCCTTGCGCAACGGCAACAAGCTGGCCATCAACCCTGGCTACTGGGGCGAGAAGCTGCAATCCATCTCGAGATTCGGGGAAGGCTTCAAGGAGTTCAGCGAGCAGCGCTTCCGCGACGCCGTCAAGGACGAGTTCGACATGTGGGTCGAAGGCGAAGAGCCAAACGAAGAGACCAAGGCGGCACTCTGGGAAGAGCTGGAGGACCGGGTCTTGTCGTACGCCAGCGATGGCGCCCACGACGCGGTCAGAGCTGCGATGGACTTCGAGCCCGATGACAGCGAAGTGCGGTTTGATATGCGCGACTTCTACGGCCACCGCCTCGAGGACTACACATTCCATTTCATCTGGTGCTGCTACGCGATTGCGTGGGGCATTCAGCTGTACGACGAGACCCAAACCGCAACACAGAAAGAAGCAGCATGAATTTGCAGGACCAACTCAACGCGAAGGCCGACAAGAAGCTGGAGGCCATCTACAGCAAGCTCTTCAACAACTTTATTCTCGAGTTTCGCAAAGCGACCGGCATCAACCTCGATTCTGAATACACGGCTCCGCCGGAGTTCAAGAGCCTGATCGCCGGATTGAGGATTCGCTACTGGGTCGGAGGCGGAGACGGACAGAAAGCCTTCGAGGTCGCGCGCGCCAAGCACCGCGAAATGTTCACCGCCGAGTTCATCCGCAAGGTGGAAGAGGCTCAAGAATTCCTGGAGGGCCAATGAGCGACAACATCATTCCATTCAACAAGCCCAAAGAGCCCGAGCCGAAGTGCTCGTTCTGCGGCACACCCAAGAGCAAGGCCAAGAGCATGATCAGCAGCAGTGACGGCATGCGCCACATCTGCGACCGCTGCATCGTCAAGGCAAAGCAACGACTGACGGAGGCCGCATGAAATCAGGCGCACCAATTGACACGCTGCACCACGCCCTGGCGCACGCAGCTCATGCAGCATTCCCGGAGATTGAATACGAAGACCGGGACTGGGAGCACTACAGCAAGACAAAGGAAGACAAGCGCATCAAGAAGAAGCGCAAGCCCTCCGAGTACGACATGGAGGTGCGGGCGATGTTTCCGCAGACCTGGGGCTCAACCGCTCTCGGATTCGGCGGTATAGGCGGCGCAGCCATGACGACTGCATACACGGTTGTCGTTGAGTGCATGGGCGCCTACGCCGTGTATTTCGGTGGCCATCACGCATACACCATCACGCAACCGAACGATCAGTTCTTTGAGGACGTCGCAAAGCAACGCATGTCCGCCGTCCGCGGCGCACAGAAAGCCTACACAAGGGAGGCCGCATGAACTGCTGCGACGCAAACGGCGACTGCCGACAGGGGCGTGACTGCCCCGTGCGAGCACAGCGCTACACGTCTCCAAAGACCAAGAGCAGCGAGATAACCGAGACCCTGCTCATCGTCGGTCTGATGTCCACCATCGCGATCTGCATCGGCATGCTCTGCAAACTGTGGAGCATGGCATGAAACCACAGAAGGCACTCGAGCTGGTGCTTCGGTACTCTCATCTGACAAAAACAATCAAGGGTTGCACGCGCCGCATTGGCGAACACCTAGAGCGGTGCAATGGAATCTCCGGAAAGCGGCAGGATCGCGACCAATACGGAGTGCAGGTACACGAGATCAAGGTGGACGCGAAAAACCGCGAAGTCGATCTGCATCTGGTCGAGTGGTACAAACCGTACTACAGCGGAGATCACTACTACCCCACATGGGAGTGGCAACACATCAACGAACTCGAGCACAAAGAAGAGTGCCCGCACTGCTACGCTGCGCACTTGGCGATACAGGAGCGCAAACAAGCCCGAAAGCAGCTGGGCGCCGTAAAAGCTGCAATGTCACGAAGCACAGCATGAACATCAAAATTTTCTGGCAGTCGGCTCGCTTCTTTCAGAGGCCTGGGCTGTATCTCAAAATCAACAACGCGCGATTCCGCGTCATCCCCTGGCCGCGATTCTGAACAACGAAAGTGCAACATGATTTCCGAAATTGACATCAAAGACATGACCGAGCTGTACAACCTCAAGAACGGCGATAACTTCGCGTTCGCAGACGAGGAGCTCAAGACGCCACCAAATGCGCCGGACATTGATCCGACAGACATCTGGAAATTCCTCAAGGTCGACGGCATGTACGCCCAGATCCAGCAGGCAGCCGGGCCCATCTCGTTCGTGGCAGCCTGGACCAAGGTGCGGAAGGTTGGCCAATGACAATTAAGACAACAAGCGACGGCGCGGCGGCCGTGAACACGGAGCATTTCTGGATCCCGGTGTCGGAGGTGGCGCCGCCAGCTGGCGTCAAGCTGCTGCTGATCAACCGGAGATGGGGTGTCGCTCACCTGAGCATCTACCGCAAACAGGATGACTGGACGCACTGGCAGGCGCTGCCGAAATTTAAGGGGCGCTCATGAGCCTGATGTGCCTATTCATTGGCGGACCTGCCGACGGAGAGCGTCGCATGGTCGAGGATCACATCAACGTGTATTCCGTTGACGAATTCCCGCCGCTACCGAATGTGATGACGGCTCGGGCTGACACCCTCAAAGTGACGCGCCACCATTACGTGCGCAGAAAAATGACAAACGGGTGGTATGTGTTTCTGCACGACTCTCTACACCCGCGACAGATCGTTGACAAGTTAATCCGCGGCTACCGAAGCACGGATCCGCTCTAAGGCCCACCAGGCAGCCTCGCGGTCGCGGGGCTTGGCCATGATGTTGGCGACAATCTTCTCGAGCTCGCGCTCCATGCGCTTCAGGCCGAGGTCAAACGCGTCGTGCTTCTCTTGCGCCCCAGCCTTGCCCTGGTCAAGCCAGGTGTGGCACGCGTAGCAAGCCCAAACTCCGGCCCAGTCGTGCGCCTTGAGCGCGCCGCCCTTGTTGTGCTTGGCCTGATTCGAGTGCGCCAGGACAACCGTCTCGGGGTTGTGATTGCACACCCCTGGCACGCGCATCTGACAAGGCATGCGCTCGGCCATTGAGCGGTAATGCGCATTCTCCTCGCGCTTGCTCTTCGGGAACATCATAGGCTCAGCGAGTCAACGCCTCCGCCGCTGTATGCGTCCAGCTCGCAGGCCAGCTCAACGGCTTTGATTGGATCAAGCCCAAGGTGCAGAGCGGCCAGCGCAAAGTCTCGGCCAGAGCCAATGCCGTGGTGCTTGTGCTCCATCACCAGCGGCACAGGGAACCGCTCGTACTGCAACACCTGGCCGGTCGGCGTGACGACCAGCATGCTGGCCTCCATGCCATCATCGTGCGGGTCTGGCCAGTCTTCCGCATTGGCTCCGTTCTCGAACCAGCGCAGCAACATCATCGAGACGTCGGCAGCACCAGAGAATCCAACCAGGTGGCCATTCACGCGGAAGATCTTGGTCATGCGACCGCTCTTGTTGTTACCTTCGCAGGCCATTCTGTCGGCGGCCATCACTCCGTTGGAATAAACAACTGTCGTCATGCGCGCTTCCCTTACTTCACGAGACGCGCCACTGCACGCTCTGTTACCGAATCAATCACCTCCAGCGCCGCGATCACCTGAGTAATCTCGTCGCGGAACTTCTTCTGCACTGGCCGGCGGCCGGTACCGTTGCAGGCTTTGCAATGCCTGGTAGACAACACCGGGGCGTCGTCCTGTAGATCGAACTTGCGTCCGTGACACTTGGGGCACACGGGGTCAACGTGATGCGACAAGGCCTGCATTGCCACGGTCTTGAGGGCGTGGCCATGAAGGCGCCAGTTTTTCTTGGCGCTGAGCTTCTTGACCATGGCCAGCACCGAGTTGTAGGCGCTCTCAATGGCTGTGTGCGAGCCGGCAAGATGGACGCGCATCAAGGGTCCAGCGACGGCTGAGTGGCGCCTCGAGGCAATGCCGAGGGCCACGATGTAGTCGGCGTCTGTGCGATGGTCAGCATCGATCGTCAGATCCGACGTCGACATGGCCGTGCTCAGGCGTTCAAATGCTGAGGGGCGGTCACTCATTGCTTGGTCACCTTTCGCTGTTTGACACCAATCTCGCGAATGGTGATGCCGTGGACGTGCAGCATCAGCTTGCGCTTGATGACGTAGTCCTTTGTTCTTGTCACCGGAGACTTCGTGTCTTCCACCACGGTGTTGCCCTCGCGATCGATGTAGACGAAGTCGGCGATGTAAGTGACCTCACGCTCGAGGTAGCCGTCAGCGTTGCGCTTGGACGGCACCAGCAGGAATTTCTTCTGCAACTCGAGGTGGTCCAGGTCACCAATGGACTCGAGCAGCTTGAGCTCGGCGTATCGCCTGGCTTCCGCCTTCGAGTCAAAGGTAATTCCGTCAATCTGGACCTTGACGGAGTTGTACTTGGAGCGGACGAGACGCGCTGAGCGCGGGAACTGCTGTGCTGCCATTACTGGTTGCTGTTGGCAGCCTCAGTCAGGGAATCGCTCGGCTGCAGGAGGACGGCCTTGCGGGGCGGGACAATCACAGTCTCGCCGGTGTGCAGGTTGCGGGCTCGCTTCTCGCCGCGTTGCACGGCGTAGACCTTGCCCAGACCAAACAGCATGACGGAATCGCCCTTGGCGACGGCGCGCTTGGTTACCGCGGCCGCGGCGGCGAGCACGGAACGGACAACACTCTGCGACTGACCAGACACAAAGGCGGCCCGCTTGATGAATTCATTCTTCAGCACTGTTGTTTTCCCCCAACAAAATGTTTACGTTGGAGCGTTTGTATCATAAAAACAACGGACGCGGAAGTTATTTGTTGGTGCGCAACAATTTATGCGTAGTGCAGCACCGTCTCTACGTGGTTCCTCAGCTGGTCCTCGGTCATGTCCGAGTCGTTCAAAATCTTGTGCAGGATGACGTCGATGGTGTCCGAGTACAGGCCCTCGAATTCCTCTTCGCTCATGTTGGCGAAGCTGATGGACTTGGCCTCCACGCGCACCTCGCCGCGGGCGTTGTACACAGCGTCAAAGCGCCCGGAGAGAATGATCAGGTCCTTGCGGAAGCGATCGAAGCTTGGCTTCACCGGCTGGCCCTTGTATTCCTGGGGTGGCACGGTCTCGGACCAGATGTCGAAAGCGTACTTGGCCAGGGTGAACCACTTCTGCAGGAATTTGTAGTTCCTGATCTGCTTCACCTCTACGCGTACGGCGGACCCGGTCTTGACCTTGCGCAGCGCTTCGGCGTCTTCGTCGGTTGCGGGGGCCAGGCTGCCGCCAGGCTGGCGGATCATGACGAGCTCAGCCATTTAGCACCCCCAGCGAGAAGGGGCTGCAGCGACGACATTGGCACACCAGGCCAAGCGGCTTGCTTCGCTCCTCCGGAGTCATCTGCTCAAACAGACAATCGCTGCCCGGGTTGGCCGGCAATCCAAACGTAACAAACGGATTGACTTGGCCGCGCCGGGTGAGGCGCTCGAGGTCGGCAATGCGCCGCTCCATCTCTTGTATCTTCTGCTGGTCGCTCATGGCATCACCCTCCCAATTTCGGCGGCTGCCCGCACGATGGCGCGACGGGTAGCGGCGTATGGGTCGTCGCCGTGAACCTCATGATGGAGAAAAGGCCAGCCATCAGCGTCGGGCCATTTGACCCATGTCGCTGCGTTTCGCACCTGGAAGTCGATTTGCAACTTCACCGCCAGCCGCAGCGCATCGCCATCGTCGTCAAGTGGGTTCCAGCCAGGGAAGTATTCGATGTCGTTGAAGGAGTCGACCAGCAGCAGCCCAGGCACTTCGTATTCGTAGGCGGGACACTCAACCCACTTCCATTTTTCACCAGTCGCATTTGCAGCGAGCCCCAACAGTTCGCGATCGGTATCAGCCACGGATCGGCTCCCACACCGGGACGCCGGCTTCTCGTGCAATCTTGACCATGTGCCGAGTTCCAGGACCGCCCGGAAATGCGATCACGCCATCGACCTGCTGGTCCAGCATCCACTGGTTGCGAATGGGTCCAGCGGCATCACCGTGCCGTTCCCAATCGGCAGGCGCCGTCAGGTACGGAATGGCAGCGGCATGCGCCCACCTGGCGGCCAGGCTATCCGCACCCTTGGCGCCGCCGGTGATCAACAGCGCAATACCGTGCCGCTCGTGAGCCATCGTCAAAACGCGGTCAACAGCGCCGGCATCTCGCCATTCGCGGCCACCGCACACAATGAGTTTCTTTCCTTCAGACATAAATCAACTCCAACATCAAACCGTAGCCTCGTGCCTCGCGTACTCCCCGTGGTGCGCAACACGAGAGCTCTTGATCGCGTCGGCCGCGTCACCAATATCATCGAACAACCCGACGTAGATCGTCTTTCCATCCTTCTTGAATCGAGCCTGCCACTTTCCTGTGATGCGGTGCCAGTAGACACCCTTGACGCCAGATGAGTTGTTTATACTCATCTTCCTGTTGGCCATATTTTGTGAGCGCGTCACCTCCCTTAGATTGTCAATCCTGTTGTTTCCGGGATTTCCATCGATGTGATCAACCTCCATCGGAAATCTTCCGTGGTGCATAAGAAAGATAATTTGATGGGCCCTATACACTCGACCGAGAACCCTTACAACACGGTAGCCAAGTGACTCTGTGCTGCCAGCCTCGTCGCCAACTCGAGTGTGGTTGGCCCTTGGCAACTTCTTCCAAAAAATCTTTCCGTCAAGGTAATCAAAGTACTCGTGTGCTTGATCAAATGTGATTGTCTTCATTCCGCAATACTCCCAACCTTAACCAAGCCCACGCCATCGCCAAGACAAAACAATGCCCAGCTGACGACGCTGTCGGGCACATCTAATCCAGCTTGCACCATATCGAGAAGGCGATGCGCCTCGAGCTCTTCATGATTGCAGTTGTTACGCATCTCGCATCTCCTTGCGCGCCGTGGCGCGGTATGAGTTCCAGTCAAAGGGGAGCCAGCGCGCAGTCTCGGTGAGTCGGTCAAACACACGGTCGCCGATTGCCGCACGGAACTCATCCTTGCCCAGGTTGGTCATCAGGATCACCGGCCGCATCGCGCGATACCGGCGGTCCAGCACGTCAAACAAAATCGCCCGCTCGCCATCGGTGCCGTACTGCACGCCGATCTCGTCGATCACCAGCAGGGGCACACCCTGCAATCGCCCGAGCAGCTTGGCCTCCGTCATCTCACTGTCGCGGCGCCAGGTGTCACGCAACATCCGGATCAGGTCCATCAGCGTCACGTAGACACCGACATGCCTGGGCAGGATGGCTTGCAGGATGGCGCCGGCGAGATGACTCTTGCCCGTCCCGGGTTGGCCAGACATGATCAGCGACGTGCCGATCTTCAGGTGCCGGTCGAAGTTCTCAGCGAATGCGCGGCAGACCTCGAGCGCCTTTTTCTGGCCGTCGTTTTCGGCGCGGTAGTTGTCGAGGGTCTTGCCAATGAAGCGGGGAGGGATGGCGGTCTGCGCCAGGGCCTCTTCGATTCTGGCCTTGAGCTCGTTCTGTCGCGCAACCTCAGCCTGCTTGACGGCCTCGGCCTCAGCATCCTTCGCGCATGCCGGGCAACCCATCCAGACGTCGCGAGGCGGGTTTGCGATCAGCAGCCGGTATCCGGTCGCGGTGTACTCGCCGTGCTTGTCGCAGACGCGAACGGAAGGCTCGAGGGCTTGGGTCGGCAGGGAGCCGCTGACCACGCGCCAGGGACCGATCGAATCAGGAGAAGCTGCCGTCATCGTTGATGCCCTCGCGGTAATTGACCTTCTGGAACCCGCTGTGGGAGCTCTTCTTCATCGGCAGTCGCTTACCAAGCCAGGCCAGTGGATCGACCGGCTGCTCGCGGTAGCAATCGCGGATTGCCTGCACAACGACGCTGTCACCATGGTCCTTGCACTTGCCGGCCAGGAAGGACCGGGCTGCCTTGTCGGTGTTGCCTGCGTTGACCAGGATCGGAACGCCGTAGGCGAAGATTTTGTCCTTGTCGGTCAGCTCCTGGTCAACAGCTGGCGGATCCTGTACCGGCGGCTCGCCGCCCGTTACGGTAGTAACGGAATCTCTATTCTTCTCTTCTTTAGGTAACGCCGAAGTAACGCCGGCAGCGTTACCTGTAGCGTTACCTTTTGCCTTGTTCTTGGCTACGCGCTTGGCGGTAAGCGCCCTGTTCTTGGCTGTGTTTCCGTTGTGCCGCTCGAAATTTGGCAGATTGATGCCGTCTTCCCTGATCTCGATCCAGCCGACGGACTGCACCGCCTCACAGAAGCCAGAGGTTCCAATGATGCGATCGAGTAACGCTGAGGTAACGCCGCGAGCGTTACCATTTTCGGTGTGCTGATCGAACCAGCGCCACATCCGGAACAGCTTGCCGACCGTCAGATCAACATCATCCCAGCCCATCTTGGCGGTGATCGCCAGGACCTCCGCCTTTTCAGGAGTGCAGCACTCCATCTTGATCCAGTCACCGGCCATAGAACGCCTCTCTTACGCTGGCGTTCGTGCGCCGCACAAAGTCATCAATCAGATCAAGATCAGCGTCTGTCGGCGCAAACCATTCCCCGCGAGCTCGCGATCCGGCCATGAGATTGTGGAGGCATTTTTCTACAGCATCCGGCAGCGGGGTCCTGATGGTTTGCCATAGCTCCAGGTCAAATGGGCAGCCTGACTGGATGCCCTGGATGCGCTTCTTGAGGGTGTTGCTCTTGCCGATCTTGATGAACTTAAATCCCGGGGTCGCCAGGACATAGACCGCAGGCAGCTCACACCTCTTCGTGTGACCGGCAAGGTCACCCGGCGAGTGAGCGTAATACTGCATATTGCTTCTTTCCCTTCCGGTGTCCGGAAGTACAAAAGCCCAAGTCGGAATCCTCACCGAGGTTGCGTCGGCGTTGGCGGACAGGTGAGTAACCTGCAGGATTCCGGCTTGGGCTTACTCGTTTCCTCCCCCGCCAAGGGGATCCGCAGATTCTACAACACGATGGTTGCATGAAAAACATCCTGTTGCTTTTACGCCACAGCAGTCTCAGGGCTGGACGGCACCGTGTCGTACACGTCGTTGTCGTCTACATCTTCGCCAGGGCGCAGTGGCCTCAAACAGGCATCGGGTACGGGACCTGACCTTCGATATTCCAGGCCGCAGCCCCAGGCAGAGTCCCAAACCAGGTCGCTGCCGGCTGTATCACACAACCACACAAAACCATCAAAATCCCTCAGCACGATGCCGCTTTGTCCAGGCTCATAGGGCTGGACAACGCGCACGATTTTCCCCATATTCGCTGGGGTTTTTGAGCGTACGACGACCGCGAGGTCGCCGGGTTTGCAGTTCATGGGTGCTCCTCCAATAACAACATGAATTGATGTCGATTGTCTTGGCCTTACTGTTGGCTTGTCAACGAAATGTTTGTGGCGTATCGTTGTTGTTGCGCAACATTTCGTCTTCAACCATAGGGGTCAGACATGAAGGTCAAAGACCAGATCAAGGTGCGTCGCGAGCAGCTGGGCATCAGCGTCAACGAGCTCGCAAAACGTCTTGGTGTGTCTTCTCAGGCCATTCGGCACTGGGAGAACGGGCGCAGTTTCCCGGGTAAGTCGAAGACCGCTGCGCTGGAGACGGCGCTGAGCCTCAACATCGACTGGACCGAGGGCTCCAGGGCCGCCGCCAAGCGGCCGCAGATTTCGGGTCTGATTGACCCCAACGATGTCTCGCTGCTGCTGAACATAGCGCGGCTGCCGACGCCGGCAAAATCACTCATCGCCGACCTGGTCGAGATGTACGTGACGCTGGACGGACGTGCGGGCAGCTTCGCGCATCGAGGTAAAGAGAGCAGCGCAGAGGCTTTTCACGAAAAAGAATCGCAAGGAGAAAGTGCCCGTGGTACGAAAGCTACAAGAGCACCCAAGCCGGGTGCAAAAGGCAGCAAAAACGAAGAGCCCGACAAGCGTCATTCAACTCGTCGAAAGGCGGCGTGACCCGCAGATCATCGAGCATTTGCAGGCTCTCCTGGAAGAGGCGAGGCAGGGTAAGGTGGTTGGGTTCATCGCCGCGGTCCACTACGGTGGCAAGGAGTTCGGGTACGTTGGGTCGGGTTCGATGTGCGACTGCCCAACGCTCGGGATCGCGTCGGCGCACAAGCTCGCAACAAAACTGTTGCATCACAACAAATAGTTGACGTATACTGGGAGCACGAATTGCCATTCGCCATCTCGTAGATGTGGTCCGGCGCAATGCCGGGACTCCTAGACAGCGTGCTGCAGCTGAATCTACGGCGCAGATGACACCGGGAAAGACTGGGCCATCACACCAGCGGTAGCGCGTATTGCAAGCGCGCGGCGATCACCGCCAGGCAAGTTGCCTCCTCATCGTGCAGGGAAACCGACGGTGAAGTTTGGAGGGGGCGCCGGGAAAGCACCGGCCCGCTGATGTGATGGTGAATGCGCGAGCTGACGTGACCGAAGGAACCTCGGGCGGATAGGACAAACGGGTCGCAACCGTACCTTGTAACGCCGCCATGCCGGAGATCAGCGCCGGCCACCATCAAAGTGCAGGCCGTATCGCGTAGCAAAGCCCGGGGATCGCAAGGTCGGCTCGGTGGCTCCGGTGAAGACAACCGCGATGACGCCCGGGAAAGACCGGGGTATGACGGCTCGTCGATGTGTCAACGATCAGGGTTCGCCGTCCTCGCCCTGATGCCGGACGATACGTAACCGGCACCAACAAGGAAGCGGCTCAGCCAAAGCGCAGTCTCGTGAACGGGGGCTGTTAACCTGCTGAGGTCGGGCGCGCGTCACCGTGCCGGGGGCTGTATCCCGTGGGCCGCTTCCTTGTTGGTGATTGCGTTGGATAAATTCGGCTTCTCAGGTAAGGATACGCCCTGACACCAACACCCAGTGCGCGCTGGGATACCACGCGATGACAACGTACGGAAAGACGTGCGCGGATCGCTGTAAGGCCCGCTGGGACCGACGAGAATCGGATGCGGATGGAAGTTCCGTAGGGCTCGCTTCGGCGGGCCCTTTTTTTGTGGTGAGTATGCAACAAACAGTTGTGACGCCAACAAAAGGTTGCGATAATGGTGACCCGAGTTTGAAGGAGGTTCAAATGTTTCACTGGATGTGGTTGATCGTCACCCTTGAAGTCGGCTTCATGCTGGGTCTTCTTGTGGCCGGCCTGATTCACACGGCGCGCACGGAAGATGACTGCGAGGAGGCCTGCAGCAAGCAGTCCTTTGGTGTGTGAAGTGTCAGCACTGCGGCCATTCTGAGACCGACGTCGTCGAGTCGCGTGTCCTCATGGGCGGTGCATACGTGCGCCGCAGACGCAGCTGCCCTGAGTGCGGCAAGACATTCTCGACCTACGAAATTGATGGCGGCATCTGGGGCACGGTGAAGAAGTGGGCCCTGGGCAGTCGCCTGCCGGCGCTCGAGAAGAAGCACAAGCTCAATCGCCGCAACGCCAAGATCGTGGCCATGATCAAAGCCGGCCACCAGTACAAAGACATCGGCAAGCAGTTCGGCATCGCCAAGACAACTGTCAGCCATATAGCCAGGCAAGCTGGCATCCCGTCGCGCAAGCGACCCAAGATCGCAACCCCATGGAGCGGCCTCGTATGAAGAAACTTTTCATGGCCCTCGTGGCATGCCTGTCTATCACCGTTTCAGCGAACTCGCTGCATGCGCCAAATGAAGCCGGAGGACGCATTGTCATCACTGACCGCCCGTGCCCGTCGTCAGAAAAGCTGCGCATGGCCTACGCCGTCGAAGGCTCGGGCGAGGTGCATGAAGGTTGCTGGGCGTTCTTCGATGGCCTTGTCCACATCTTCTGGCCAGACAAGGGTGTTCGCACGGCGTACCCGCCGAACATCTTCATTCCGTCCGAAGCAAAACGCGGAAAGAGTGAAGACGTGTGAGATACGCCATTCGTCAGGTCAATCCGCGAGACCCCGAGATTTCGGCGTTGCTGCTGCGCATGCAACTCGAGTGCCTGCCGAGCGATCGTCCTGAATCCACGAAGCAGGGGTTCTGGTGGATCTGCTACACCGAGACCGGCCAACCGGCCGGATTCTGCAGCATGCGCGCAAGCGTGCGCTGGCAAGAGACCGGATACCTGTCGCGCTCCGGTGTGCTTGATGCGCACCAGGGGAACGGCCTGCAAAAGCGCATGATCCGCGCCCGCATCCGCAAGGCAAAGCAGATCGGCTGGAAGTGGCTGCTGTCCGACACCTCAGATAACCCGCCGTCCGCGAATTCGCTCATCGCGTGCGGCTTCAAGATGTACGAGCCACGAGACCCGTATGGGTTGAAGACGTCAGTGTACTGGCGCAGAAAGATCTAAGCATGAAACGCATGACCAAAGAAGAGGTCGAGGCCAAGATGGCGGCCGACAGAGCCCAATGGGAGGAGCTCAAGAAGCGACTGATGGAGGAGGAGCATCTCGACGACGACGGCTACCCCACCGATGCCGCGCTTGAGCTCATCGAGAAATGGTACTGGGACGACTGCACCGGGCTGCTCGAGTTCATCAAGAGCATCTGGCACATGCGCTCCTGGGGCTGGACCGAGGTCAACGCGAATGAGCTCGACAAAGACGACGATGACTACGACGAAAGAGGCGGCAAGCTTCTGTTCGTCTCGACGGCCGGCTGGTCTGGCAACGAGTCCATCATCCGCGCCTTCAAGGAAAACCACATGGCGTGGATGTTGTGCTGGGTGCAGTCGCGCCGCGGCGGCCACTTCATCTTCGAGCCGCACCAGTTTAAGGACGATCAAGGGGTACAGGAATGACGGAAGAGCAACTCGAAGCCGCTGCACGCAAGCTTTGCGAGATTCGCGGGATTGACCCCGACAAAAGTGTGCCGCACGGCGCGCCGCCAAACGACATGGGCTACGTGCCTTCCGTGCTGCTTTACGCGCCGGCATGGCGCCTGGTGGCAAGCGAGATCCGCAACTTCTACCAGATCGCTCAGGCCCTGGATTCTGTGCTCGGCGGAAACCTGCCGTGAGCGAGCGAGATCTCGCCAGGGTGTTGCTTGTGCGCGCCGAAGCCGTCAAGGCCGTTGCGTATCAGAGCTACGACCAGGCAATGCGCGAGGCCATGTACAAGACCGCGCACACGTTCGAGGAAGCGGCCGCCGAGATCGGTCGGCTTCGCGCGCGCATTGCTGAGCTCGAGCTGAGTGCGCAGGCGAATACCCCACAAAAACCGTAGGGCTTTTATTTTTTGTTTGACGAGCCAACAATTTGTTGGATAATCCAACCGTCTGTTCAACAGATTTACGCAACTTCTAGGAGCATTACATGACCGACACGACAAACACCGCGGAAGCCGCGGTTTCTGCGCAGGAGCAAACGGCTGCACAAACCGACCTGACCCTGATCAACAACACCCTCACCGAGTTCGAGAAAGTGCAAGCCGGCCTGGCCGAGCTCAACCAGAAATACAACAACGTCGTCTTTGACGTGCGCACCACGAAGGGCATGGACGAAGCCAAGGCTGCGCGCCTGGCAATTCGTGAGCCGCGCTACGCAGTGAAGCGTGCGCTTGATGCAGCGAAGAAGCCGCTCAACGACATCAAGAAAAACATCACCGAGCGCGCCGACTACATCACCTCTCAGTTGACCGCGCTGGAAGATCCGATCGATAAACAGATCAAAGCCGAGGAAGACCGCAAAGAAGCAGAGAAGCAGGCCAAGGTGCTGGCCGAGCAAGCCCGCGTTGCCGCGCTGCGCGAGCGCCTGGATGCCATCTCTTCGCTGCCGCTGAAGGCGTCAGGCAAGTTCTCCGCGGACATTGCCCTGGACATCCTGTACCTCGAGTCGCTACCAATCGACGAATCATTCGAGGAATACCTGCCGCATGCCAAAGCGGCCCAGGCCGAGGCGCTCGCCAAGCTGCGCGAGCTGCATGACGCAACGCTGGCCCGTGAACAGGAGGCTGATCGCCTGGCTGCTGAGCGCGCCGAGCTGGAGGCAATGCGTGCTCAACAGGCCGCGCAGGCTGCCGAGCTCGAGCGTCTGCGCAAGGAGCAAGAAGAGGCTGCCGCACGCGCCGCTGCCGAGGCTGCCCTGGCCGCTCAGAAAGCGATCGACGAGGCCAACGCCAAAGCCAAGCGTGAGGCCGCAGAACGCGAGGCCTACCTCAAACAGCAACAGGATGCGTTTGAGGCCGAGAAGCGCGATGCCGAGGCCAAGCTCAAGGCGGAGCAGGACAGGGTGCTGGCTGAGCGCGCAGAGATTGCTCGTGCCGCCGCTGAGCTCGCAGCCAAGGAGGCTGCCGAGCAGGCCGCCCGTGAGCTCGCCGCGCGCAATGCCGAGCTGGCCAAGCAAGAGCAGGAGCGCAAAGCTCGCCACAAAAAGGCCGTCGACCGGGCTGAGCAACTGGTCGCCGTAACAATCCAGCACTTTGGGATTGAGCGCAGGCAAGCAGTTGACTTGATCATCGGCGTCGCCGAGACCATCAAATTCATCAACGAAGTAGAGGTGGCAGCATGATGAGCGCCGCAATCAAGCAAACGCTTCACCGCAACATCACGAACATCCTCGTCACGAAGATCGAGCCCATGTTCAAGGATGGGGTCGAGATCACGTTGATTGCTCGCACGCCCGGCAACAGCGAGGCCGATGTGCTCGTCACGTCAGAGCGCAACTTTGACGAGATCAAAGCGCTGGTTGACCGCAGCGCCGCACGGGAGGCCGTATGAGCAACGCACTTGCGCTGATCACCGGCGACATCTACGGCGCGCGTGACGCGTTCGATGCGGTCCTGGCGGATCGCTCAATCAACTTCGACCGTGAGGCCGAGTTCGCCATCCAGGTGCTGTCGCAAAACGACTACGCGCTGAAGCTGGCCCAGGGCAACCGTCAATCGGTTGTCAATGCCGTGACCAACATCGCGGCCATCGGCATCTCGCTGAACCCCGCGAAGAAGCAGGCGTACCTGGTGCCGCGCGACGGCAAGATCTGCCTGGACATCAGCTACATGGGTTTGCTGGATCTGGCCACGGCCACTGGATCGATCAAATGGGCCAAGGCGGCCGTCGTTTACTCGGGTGATGGATTCACCCTCAACGGATTCGACAAACCGCCTGAGCACCAATTCAACCCGTTTGCCAAGGACCGTGGCGACGTGGTGGGCGTGTACGTCGTGGTCAAGACCGCGGACGGCGATTACCTCACTGAGGTGATGAGCGCTGACGACGTGAACGCCATCCGTGATCGCTCGAGCGCATGGAAGGCCTGGATCGCCAAACAGAAGTCCTGCCCCTGGGTGACCGACTGGGCGGAGATGGCCAAGAAAACGGTGATCAAGCGCGCCTACAAGACGTGGCCAAAGACTGATCGCCTGGACGAGGCCATCCACCACCTGAACACCGACGGCGATGAGGGCTTGGTTGACATTACACCCAAGGCTGCACCGGTCACCACCGAGAAGGCGATCTTTGATCGCACGGCGTGGATCGAGAAGGCCAACAAGGCGGCGACGGTCGACGAGCTCGCAACGGTCTGGCGCACTGGCACAAAGGCCGCCAGTGAGGCCAAGGATCGCGACGGCTACGACGCGTTCAAGCGAGTCGTCAACGCGCGCAAATCCATGCTCGAGGGCAAGGCCAATGCGACTGACGCCGAGGTGAAGGAGGGGGCTACGGCATGAGCATCAAGCAAAAGATCATCAAGACGCAGGGCGCAGACCGGATCAAAGAAGAGCTGGATATTGCCCTGCAAATGGGGTGGTTGGTTCAAACGCTGACCGTCAACTCTGAAACCGGCGCATGGATCGCCGTGCTTTACAGGGAGGCGGCATGATCGAGCAAGGCTCCCCTGAGTGGTTCGAGCTACGCCGCGGCCGGGCAACTGGCAGTCACTTCGCTGACGTCATGGCGCAAGGCAAAGGCGGCGCCGAGTCCACCATGCGTCGCAACTATCGCATGCGCCTGGCGCTCGAGATCGTCACCGGCAAGGTGATCTCGGACGGCTTCATGGGCAACAAGCACACCGAGCGCGGCAAGGAGCTCGAGCCCTTTGCGCGCATGGCGTACGAGTCGATCACCGGCAGCATTGTCGAGGAAATCGACTTCATCAAGCACAAGTTCCTGGCCGCTGGCGTTTCGCCTGATGGTCTGGTGAACGACGATGGCATGGTTGAGTTCAAGTGCCCAATCCCAGCGATTCACTGGGATTACTTGAACCTGCCAGCTGGCACGCCGCCGGCCGAATACAAGTGGCAAGTCTACGGTGAGATGTGGGTCTCCGGCCGACGCTGGAATGACTTCGTGTCTCACTGTGAAGATATGCCCGAATCCCTGCGGACGCACATCAACCGCATCCACTGGGACGACAAGATCATTGCCGAGCTCGACGCCGGCGTGAGCAAGTTCTTGGCCGAGGTGAACGTCACGGTCAAGGAAATTCAGGAACTCGCAAGAAAGAAAGCAGCATGAAAGACAGCATCAAAACGATCTTCACGGTGGCGCTCGCCAGCATTGGAATTGCAGCGGTATTGGCCGGGCTAACGGTTGAGCAGGGATGGGTGGTCAGCATCCTTTGGGGCTGGTTCATGGTCCCGATTGGCGTGCCAGCCATCAGCACCCCCATCGCAATTGGCATTGTGCTGACGCTGTCGGCGATGCGCATGAAGCGAGTGAAGAGCCCGGATGAAGAGCCCTGGGAAACGCTGGCATTCGCAGCCATTGCGCCGTTGGTCGCCCTGACCCTGGGGTGGATCGTCAAACAGTTCGTGTGACGGACGACTTCGCAGACAGGATTCTGGAGCACTTGGTCACCATGGCCAAGACTCCAGGATGGAAGCAATACGCGTGGCATGCCGCCAAGAAATACGAAGGAATCGACCCGCATCACCTTAAAGGGATGCAGGACAAGTTGAAAGAACGGATGTTGAAAGAGAAGGATCAGCAATGAAACTCGCAGTGATCGGTGGTGTGCATACCACCAAACCCATTCCCGGAGCAGACCGCATCCACCAGGCCGTCGTCGACTGTGGCGATGCCGGCGTCTGGACCGGAGTTGTGACCAAAGATATCGACACTGGCCACAAGGTCGTCGTGTTCTTGCAGGACGCGCTGCTTCAGCCCGGTCCTCGCTGGGACTTCATGGAGAAGAGCAAGTGGCGCGTTCGCATGGCTCGCTTCAAGGGTGTGCCAAGCGAGTGCTTGATTGTCCCGGCGGTTGGCCACGAAGACCTGCTGCCCATTGGCGCAGATCTGACTGAGCTGCTTGGCGTGACCAAGTACGAGAAGCCGATCCCCGTGCAGATGGCTGGCGAGGTGCGCGGCAACTTCCCGAGCTTTATCCCGAAGACGGACGAAGAGAACTTCCAGCGCCTGCGCGACCTGCAAGAGCTGATGCATGGCAGCGACTGGGTGGCCACCGTCAAGTACGACGGCACCAGCTGCACGGTGTGGAATGACGAAGATGGCATGCACGTCTGCAGCCGCAACCTCGAGCTCAAGGAGTTTTCCGAGTCCGGCAAGGGCAACGTGTACTGGCAGGTCGCTCGCAAGTTTGAGCTGGACCGCCTGCCGCACGGCATTGCCATTCAGTTCGAGATCGTCGGCCCTGGAATCCAGGGGAACCCATGCGGCTACGACGATCTGCAGATGGCGCTGTTCACGGCGTACGACATCAGCCGTATGGAGCGCATGCACTTCGGATCATTGACGCACCTCAGTCAGGGCTTCGATCTACCGATGGCGGAGATCGTCGCTTCTGGCTTCGGCCACATCGACGAGGAGACCCTTCGCACAATGGCCGATAGTGCCGTGTACCAAAACGGAGCGCAGGCCGAGGGCGTGGTGGTTCGCGACATCAGATCGCTGTGGTCGTTCAAGGCGATCTCGCTCAACTACAAGGACTGATGCCATGGACCGCTTCAACGGATCTGACTACCAGCCCATGCGCGATGACGTCCGCTTGACGGGTCAGTTGCTGCGCGTGTGGAACGCTGTGTGCGACGGGCAATGGATGTCGCTTGACGAGATCTCGAAGAAGACGGGGGATCCCGCAGCCAGCGTGAGTGCTCAGCTGCGCCATCTGCGCAAGCCGCGCTTCGGCGCCCACACGGTTGAGAAGAACTACCTGGGCAACGGGCTCTACAAGTATCGGGTGATCCCGAACAAGGTCGAGCTGGTGCGATGAGTTGCTTGAATCGGACGGCGCCTCTGCAAGGGGGCGAAGGCCCGGGATCCGGGCGGCACCGTCGGCGTATGTCGTAAGCGCCATCTACAATCGAAGCATGTTCTACACGTACATTCACAAGACACAAGACCAGGGCCGCACGTTCTACGTCGGCAAGGGCAAGGGCGAGCGCGCCACATGGGCACACACTCGCGGCGCCCACTGGAACAGCGTTGTGAAAAAGCACGGCGGATTTGTGGCTGAGATCGTCGACAGGTTCGACACAGAGGAAGAGGCCTTTGCCCACGAGCGATTCCTGATCACGAGCCTCCGCCTTTTCGGCGTTCGCCTGGTAAACAAGACCGATGGCGGCGACGGAATGGCTGGCTTCAAACACTCGAAGGAGACGCGTCGCCGGCTGAGCGAGATCCAGAAGGGCAAGGTGATTCCAGAGGAAACGCGGCGGCGCATGAGTGTTGCGCGCTCTGGAGTACCCCGGCCTGACTTGCGCGTGAAGCGCGGTCCGTACCCAGAAGAGCGGCGGCAAAAGCTGCGCAAGCCAAAGTCCGAGCAAGGGCGTGCAAACATGAAGGCCGCTCGGGCCAATGTGCGCAAACCGGTATTCTGCAAAAGCACTGGGATGGAGTTCCAGAGCATTGCTGACGCAGCAGGCTGGCTGCGTAACAACGGATTCCCGAAGGCGTCAAAGTCCGCGATCACGGAGGTGTGCCAGGGAAAGAGGCCGCATGCGTATGGCATGCAATGGATTTACACCAAAGAAAGGAACCACCAATGAATGCACGTATGGCCAAGAGGCTCAGGAAGCTGGCCAAGCTTGAGATGTCGGCCAACGCGGAGACCACCGAGCGCGAGCTCGTGCTGGCGCGCGTCAGAGGGCATGACCGTGTCGTGAATGAGCCGCTGTCGGTGCGCGCCTTCTACCTGCAACTGAAGGACGCGTACAGCGACTTCTCGCGCGGTGTCAGAAAAACGCAACAGAATCCAGCCGAGTAAAGATTTTTCCTCCGCCGCCAACAAAATGTTGCAATAATCAACATCATGGACACGAAGCAGCAAATCGAACACTACCGCTCGCGCATCAAGGAGATGCTGCGACGCGTTCCACCGAGTGTGAATGGCGGGTCGTATGACCACGCCGTTGCATACAAAAAGGTTGCAGCCAAAGCCGGGAAGGCCGCCGATGCAAGCAACCCGAAGCTGGCGCTTCTCATCGAGATGCACAACCAGTTGTCACAGTACTACTGAAGAAAGACCCATACGAAATGTCATCCGTCAACAAAGCAATCATTCTCGGCCGTGCTGGCCGTGACACCGAAGTCCGCTACCTGCAAAGCGGCGCGGCCGTCGCCAACGTGAGCCTGGCGACGTCGACCAAACGCAAAGACAAGAACACCGGCGAAGTCATCGAGGACACTCAATGGCACCGCATCACCTTTTACGAGCGTCTCGCCGAGATCGCCGGCGAGTACATCCGCAAGGGCAGCCTGGTCTACGTCGAGGGCACCATCAAGTACGGCAAGTACACCGACAAAGACGGCGTCGAGCGCCCGACCACCGACATCATCGCGAACAGCTTGCAGCTTCTGACCAGGCCTGACCAACAGCAAGGCGGCGGCCAAGACAATGCGCCGCGTCAGCAGTCCGGCAACCAGCGCCAGCAAGCCCCGCAGCAGCGCAGCCAGGGCAATGCGCCTCGCCAGCAGCAAGGCGGACAGCAGCGCGGAAACGGCAGCGGATCCGGCTTCGAGGACATGGACGACGACATCCCGTTCTGACGATTTTCGGGGGAACGCCAGTACCGAAGTGTCGACCAGTAGAGAAGACAAGTACCCCACCCATTACCCAACCAACCGAAAGGAAACCCTGTGAGCGCAGCAATCATCCCAACCCCCGGACGCATCGTTTGGTATCGACCGGCTCCCAACGACAATATCCCGGCGCTTGCTGACCAGCCTTTGGCCGCAATCGTTGCTGCCGTGCATTCGGACACGCGAATCAATGTGAGCGTGATCGATGCATACGGCCACCATCACAGCCGTCAGAACGTGTTCCTGGCGCACCCCGACAACGAGCTACCATCCACCGGCGCCTTTGCCGAGTGGATGCCCTATCAAAAGGGCCAGGCCGCCAAGACTGAGGCCGCCGAGGCTGCGCTGACCGCGCAAGCCGAATCGACCTCGGTGGGCGACTCCACCGAGAACACTCAGGAGCCTGCAGCCCAGTAAGCAATACGGCCGAAAGCGGATGCTGGTGTCCCGGATGCGGGATCAGCGGACACGCCACCAGACGCAGCGAGTAGGCCAAACGAAAGAAACACCATGAGCAACACCAAACCCGCCACCCAGCGCAAGACACGCAAACTCGTGACGCTGAACCCCACCAAGAAGACGTCGTTTGCAATCGGCGTGTCTGCCGACAACTATCACTTCGTGACCAAGCTGGCCGAGGCGAACAACAGCAATCGCCAAGCGATGTTGGACAAGATCGTGGACCACTACGCGGCAAGCGTTCTGCGCAACGTCGCCTGAGTCAAGCATGAAACTCATCAAGAACGCATTGGTGTACAAGGCCGAGCTCCCCGGAGCGTCGGCCCTGGAGAAGCACCTTGAGGAGCAGCTCTTCACCGAGCCTCTCGAGCTGTCCGCCGGCTCGGTCGGATTTGTCAGCCGTAGCGGCGAGGGCTTGGTCGACGTCTTTCATGGCGGCCTGGCATTCACCGTGCGCATCGACGAGAAGATCATCCCGGCCGGAGCTGTGAAGACCGAGCTGGAGAAGCGCGTCAAGGCTTTGTGCGAAGAGACTGGCCGCGTCCGCATCGGCAAAAAGGAGCGCGCCGAGATCAAGGACATGATCATTCTGAGCTTCCGCGCCAAAGCACTGGTCAAGAGCACTCAAGTGACGTGCTTCTACGACACCGACAAGCAGTACCTCATTGTTCCGGTCACGAGCCGTACCACGGCGTCATTGATCGTCAACCTGCTCATCAGCGCCGTCGGCAGCGTGACGACGCAGACCATCCACGTCTCAGATGTCAAGCATGGGTTGACAACTCGCATGGATGCCTGGCTCAAAGACGACCCGCATGCTTTTGGCAACTTCTATCCGACCGCCGACGTGGCCCTGACTCACGGCAGCGAGAAGCTGACGGTGCAGATGGAGAGTCTGTCCAACGCCAAGGCCGCGCTGGAGAAGGCGTTCGCAACCGGCTTCACCATCAAGTCGATGCGCCTGAGCTCAAGCGAAGACGTGAGCTTCCGCCTGACCTCTGATTTCGCCTTCAAGTCGATCAAGTTTCCGGTCGTGCCTGTCGAGGAAAACATCGAAGACGCGTGGCTGCACGAGGCCTCGGTCCAGGTGCTCAACATGTCGGCCATCATCAGCGAGCTGTGCGACATGATGGGCTACCAAGAGCCCGAGCAAGAAAAGGAAGCTGCATGACCAAGCCTCTGCTGATCGGCCTGACGGGCTATGCCGGCAGTGGCAAGGACACCGTGCGGGAGGTCCTCGAGACCAAGCACGGCATCGACGGCCTGGCGTTCGCGGACCCCATCCGCGACATGCTCACGGCGTTGTTCGATACGTGCGGCGTTGATCCGAAGTGGATGACCGAGCGCGACCTCAAGGAGCGCGACATCCCGCAGATCGGCGCCAGCTACCGCAAGCTCGCTCAGCTTCTGGGCACCGAGTGGGGTCGCGCCATACACCCCGACTTCTGGCTCAAGATCGCGGCGGCGAAGATCGCCATGTACAACGATTACGACAGCCCTGGGGCGGTGATCAGCGACGTGCGCTTTCCGAATGAGGCCGCCTGGATCAAAGAGCAGGGTGGTGTGATCTGGAAAATCATTCGCCCGGGTGTTGAGCCGGTGCGTGCGCATGCCAGCGAGGACATGATCGCGAGCCTGCCGTATGACTACATCATCGACAACCGCGGCACGATTCAGGATTTGCCGCACGCCGTTGCCATGGCGCTCAGCTACAGCGTGGAGCACGCATGAACACACTCACGCTCCTGGGCTTGGCTTCGTTCGTCTTCGTTGTGGTGTTCACGGCTCGCGCCTACCGCAACGACACGGGCGTGGGCCAGACGCCCAGGGGCGCGATTGTGGAGGCCTGGACGAACATCGTGATCGGCTTCAGTGTGAATCTGGTTGCCAACGTATTCCTGATCCCGCTGATGACCGACGGCGCCCACGTCACGCTTGAGAGCAATTGGTGGGGTGGCTGGGTGTACACGGCCATCTCGATCATCCGTCAATACGCCATACGCAGATGGAATAATCGGCTACAATATGTTGGCCTAACAACAAAAACTTCACCATGACACCATTCACCGAAAAATCCAATTTCCAACGCACCGCGGACTGGCTTGCGGCGTGCGGCAAGGAGCCTGGCAACGAGCATCACCTTGCGACCCAGGTCGGCTGCCACCTCGAAGAGCTCTGCGAGTTCCTGGATGAGCTGATCATCACCGGCTCATCCGCCGACAACGACTCGCTGATGCTTGCGTCCACGCGGCTGAAGGGCCTGGCGCATCGCCTGAAGCAGGGCAGCACCGGCATTCGCATCAAGGACCGCGTCAACGCGCTGGACGCCTTGTGTGATAGCGAGGTGACCGGCAACGGCGTGGCATTCCTGGCTCGCATGAACAAACTCGAGGGTGACCGCCGAGTGTTGTTCAGCAACGAGTCGAAGCTCAACGCCGACGGCACGGCCGTGATTCTGCCTGGCGGCAAGATCGGCAAGTCGGATCGATACGTCAAGCCGCACCTGGCGGATCTCGTATGAGCGATACACCTGTTTTGCTGCCTGGCAGCACGAAAAACTCGAGACCTCTGAAGGAGTGCTCTCGCTGCGGTCAGAAGAAGGAGCCTGCAGGCGGAGTGGAGCTGAGCCCTGGGAAGTGGCGCTGCTCCGCGTGCTGGCGCGGTTTTCTATTCAGGAAGTGAAGCCATGACAACGAAACAACCAAAGCCTCCGGCGCTCAAGCCGGTCAAGTCCAGCAACGTCGAGGGCTACCACTACGACGACGCATCGCAGATGCTGCACGTCAAGTTCAAGAGCGGCAAGACGTACCAGTACGCCGGCGTACCGAAGGCAACGATGGATGCCCTGCTGAAGGCGGACTCGTTCGGTTCGCACATGTCCAAGCACATCATTCCAAAATTCAAGGTTGCGGGGTCGTACTGATGTTGTCGTTGCTGTTAACCATCTACGTCGTTTCGACGATCTGCATGCTGGCGTCTCTTGTCGGCGTATTTCGTCGCGAGAACTACCTCACGCTGAGAGATGCCGCTGGCGTGGCGTTCTTTGTGATCATCCCGGTAGCCAACACGATCATGACCTGCATCGTGGCGTGGCACCTGATACAAGACTGGCTCGATTGGGCTGACGGCATTGTTGTTTGGAGACGGAAATGAATGAAAACATCGTCAAAGAACAACTGAACAACCTCTCTGAAAACGTCGAAGAAATCATGTCGTCGACGCGCGGCGTGAAGGGCCCTGAATTCGCTCTCCTGGTCAGCTTGACGTTCGAGTCCATGCAGCTCATGGAGCTGGTTGGCAAGATCACGTCATGCGCAGAGGAGGAGTACCGGGGTTACGCCGAGGCCCTGCTTGGTTCGACCGTCAACATCATGAGCAGCATGATGGTCAAGCTCTTTGAGGGCTACACAGACGAACAGATCAAAGAGGCTGGCGACATCGCGAAGATGCTCATTGCACGACGAGCGGATGCTGTGGCCGCGATCAAGAAGGGGATGGAAAATGAACGTGATTGAAAAGCTGATCATCGATCATGGCGGCACGGTCGAGGAGGTCGGCAACCTCCCTGATGGCTCCGCATTCCTGGTCGCGTCATACCCGTTGCCACAAGATCACTGGCAGACGGCGCAGCACTTCAACATCCCGCCGATGCCTCTGCAGATGGGTGCATGGGATGTTCGCCGTCAGCGCCTGGCCATGGCTGTGGAGGCTGCCGGCAAGTACGCCGTGCGCACGGCAACTGACAACGGTCGCGTCGCCGACTTCGACCCGGACGCGCTGCTGCAGAATCTGCAGGTCGCATTCTTCGGTTATCACACCGAAGACGGACTGAGCATTGATGAGTGGTCCAACCCGGAGCACCCAGGCGAGTTCATCGACATGCTGGGCGAGCAGGATCCAAATGCTGCCTGGATGAGCCTGGCGCACGTCATTTGCTACGAGGCCGGTATCCCGTCTGGACCGATCGGTGAGCGCCTGGCCATCCTGCGCGACATGCTGCAGATGCTGCGCCATGGGCCCGATGATGCGGCACTGAAGGGTGATCTCGAGTGATCTACAACGTCGCTCAGGTAGCCGAGCTCCTCGGCTGCACCGAAGAAATCGTGGCCGAGCGCATCAACAACGGCGACCTGCCGGGCGTGAAGTTCGGCCGCAGCTGGGTCATCCCGGCTGATGCGCTGCGTGAGCGCCTGAATCAGAAAGCGCTGGAGGAGGCGCGTGATCGGCGTGAGCCCAAGCGCATTTTGCGCAAGCGAAAGAAGCCGCCAGAACTGCCGCCTGGTCCGGGCTTCACCGGCATGGCTGGCTTTTAATCCAGGCGCCCAGCAAGATCATCAGCCCTGAATGAGGCGTAGCGCTTGGCCATCGAGCTGCCCGGCGCCCAGCCCATGATCTTCTCGATCTCGGCCTCTCGGAACAGCCAGTTCCCGCGCTTGTCGCGCATCTCGTACCACCGGCACGTCGCCTCGTGACGCAGGTCGTGCTCAGTGAGGTCTTCGCAACCAGCATAACCAAAGAGCAACCCGAACCGACGAGAGAGGCGCGTGGTGACCGTGTCGAGTGTTTCGGGGTCTTGGTCCCACCACGGAAAAATAAGCGCGCCTGGCTTTGATTTGGCTGCTCGCCGGGCCATCATCGGGCGGATCTCTTTGACCATGGGCACATCGCGCCAGGCCTCACGGCCATGCCACTGCTTTGAGCTCTTCACGCGCAACGAGCGCTCGCCCAGCCATTCGCTCTGTATCGTGTAAGCCTCGCGCAAGCGCAGGCCGGTGTGCAGGATCAGCAGGAAGAGGTCGCGCAGATCCTCGTCGGGCTCGAGTGCGCGCTGTCGGTCAGGACGTTTCTTGCCGGCCAGGGCGTCCATGATTTGCTCGAGCTCGCCCTTGCGCAGCCGGCGGTCACGCACCTTGTCTGATCTCGCGCGCTTGCCGAGCTTCTTTGCATCGGCTGCATCCTTGGCGCTGTAGCTGGCCGATCCGCGCGGCAGTGAGCGCAGCGGATTGCCAACCAGCAGATCGGGTGTCTTGCGCAGCTCCCAGTCAATGCAGCGGGCGAGGGCGCCGATGCGCTTACGGATCGTGCCTGGCGCCAGGTTGGCCTTGAGCTTCATGTCGCGCACCCATTGCTCGCACCATGCATACGTGAGGCCGGACATCTTGAGCGAGCCGATCTCACCGGTGAGCACGTTCAGGATTTCGTCGTCCGCGGTCGAGAGCTGGCCATGTGCTTGCCACGCACGGATCACCGAGTGCAGTGTTTGCGTTGGCGCCTTCTTTTCATCGACCAGTCCAGCAGGAACGACGCCGGAGTCGAGCAGCTCGCGCGCTTGTGTGCCGTACGCGTTGGCTGCGTCTTCGTTGTTGAAGGTGAGGTACACCGGCTTGGGCAGCAGCCGATGTGTGATGCGCAGCTCAAAGTTGCCGCTCGGTGTTTGCCGCACTCCCATGTCCGCCTCGTGTGGTCGACGTGTGGTGCGTTTAGCTTACGCCGTCAGCGGAAAGAAGGGAAGTTTACGTGTGGTTCAACCACAAAAACGTGTGGTTTTTGGGTCGAAATGAGGCCATCGCGAATCGCCCTGCCGCGTGGGTTCAATCATAACACATTGATTTTGTGTAGATCTGTGGTACAATCGAATTAAACGATACGGCTTTGCAGGCCGTTTCAACCCTTACGCGCCAGGGACTTGCAGAAGAACCGCTCGTCGAGCAGGAGGATTGAGCTCGAGAGCGGAATCGAACCGCTGTCCCAGGTTTTGCAGACCTGTGCCTAACCACTCGGCCACTCGAGCAAGGACCTTAAATAATGACACAACCATTTCAACTCAGCAATGAAGAGCTTGGCCGAGCCATGGTGGCTTTTGCCAATAACGCAGTTCGATCCGGCGACGGCGACTGCTGGAGCTGGTCCGGCACAAAGGACAGGGGAGGATACGGACGCATCAGCGTCAACGGCGACAAGAAGATCGGGGCGCATCGGTTTTCGTTTTGGTTGCACGGCAATGGTGATCCAGGTGAACTGTTCGTCTGCCACGACTGCGACAACCCGGAATGCACGAACCCGTCGCACCTGTTCCTGGGCACCCCAAAGGACAATAGCCAAGACTGCGTCGTCAAAGGTCGGGCAGCAGACGTTCGAGCAGAGCAGAACCCAAGGGCCCTGATCGACAATCAACTGGCGATCCGAGTGTCAGAGGAGGTTGAGTCAGGCAAGACAAACCGACAGATCGCACAAGAGCTCGGCATCGGCGAAGAGCTGGTGAGCCGAATCAAGACCGGCAGATCGTGGGCATCTGCGACCGGCAGGACTCGCGTTTACCGGGCTCCAGCTCAGAAGATTGAGCGACCATTAAGGCGCCCTCGAGTTGGTTCGCAGAACGCGTCATCGAAGCTGACGGAGGATGACGTCAGGGAGATCAGGTCGTCTGCCGGATCCTCATACGAAATAGCCAAGAAATACGGAGTGTCCGCCGTTACGATTCAGTTGATACGCAAGCGCGCGACCTGGGCGCACGTTGCGGACTGACCTGTTGCTGCACCGCCACACGGTGCGGAAATTCAGCAGAACATGCCGATGCGGTTTCCTATAATCGTTGGCATACGAAAGGAAATCGCGATGCACGAACAACCCCCAATTTTCTACCCGGAGCACAGCGCCCGCCAGCTCGGCCAGTTCTACGTTGATCACGTCATGGCCATGACGCGCGAGAAGCTGCACGAGAAATCAGACATCGCCATTCAGCTTGCTTGGCGCGATGCCGAGCTGCGCCGGCTGCGCGAAGCCAATTTGGAGCTACTGGATTCGCTGAAGCATGCCCGTTGGCGCATTGCCAATCTTGTTGGTCCAGAGGGCGCGCAGGGGATTGATCGCACCGTCATTGACAAGATTGACTCCGCCGTCTCCAAGCATGGGGGTGCAGTATGACCTCTCGAGGAGACGCTCTGCACCAGTGCTCGCAGCAACTGCACCGCGCGAAGGTGCAGCTGCAAGATGTCGAGCGAGCCAGCAAGGAAGGCTGGCGGCATGCGAATGAGCTGGAGCAGGAGCGGGCGCGACTTCAGCGCGCCCTTGAGCTGATGATTTCCGACATGACCGTCATTGCCAAGAGTGGGTTCACGCACCCAAACCAGAAGAGATTTGCAGAGGCGTCAATCAAGCGAGCCATGGAGGCGATGGCATGACCTGCATCGTCTTTCACGGCGGCGGCGTGAAATCCATCGTGTACGTTAATCCAGGCGGCCGACTGAAGCTGGGGAACAGGTATGTGTGGCTTGACTTCCATCCGTACTGTGGGCCGTCGTTTTCCTGGGATCGCAACGGCGACAGGCCGTATGAGCCCGAGGACGAAAACGACCCCATCTGGCCACTGTTTGAGGCTTGGTTCACAAAGTATCAGGCAAAGAAAGAGCGCGAAGCCATGCGCTCAGAAAGGAACGTATGATCGACATCGAGCAACTGCTGAGCCACAAAAAGCTGGCGCAATGGGACTGTGGAGTGGTGAGGGTTGTACGTCCGACGGGGCGATACATTGACGCGAAACACGGTGAAACGGTTCCGCTCTACTACGAGGAGCGCCTGCGCTATTCCGTCGAGATAAAGGATGGATGGTTCGACACGAAGTGGGTGCTGGCGTGCAACCTGAAGCCGGTCAGCACGTCCGCCACAGCGCGTAGAGCGCGAGTCCGATGGGAATGCTGAGCCACGGATGGGCGACGGCGAGGGTGACGAATCCAACAAGGATTGCGACTGCTGAGATAGGGTGATTCCATTGACGCATTTCCGATCGTAGCGTCTCCGAACCCGAGTTCGGAGGCGCAATGCGGAACCGTTGTTTTAATGCGACAGATTTGGCTGCTTACTTCATTTAATGCGTCGTAATTCACGCCTTACGCGAACTACGACAAATTTTTCAAACAAAAAAAAGCCCACCCCGAAGGGTGGGCGAGCGTCCTGCGGTAGCGAGGATGATCAGTCGACGCGCTCGAGCTCTTTCTTGACTGCGGCGCGGATCTCTTTCGGCGCGGTGGCGGCGACACGCTGAGCCTTGCTCTTGTTCGCTTCCTGCACGCGCTTGTTGATCTGGCCAGCATCGATGGAAATGCGGCTCTCTGGGTTGTTGCGGTTCCAGTCGGCGAGCTCTTGCTTGGCCTCTTCGATGAGGTCGGGCTTCTTCTCGATGCGGCCGCGGGCCCACTTGTCGGCGATCTCCGTCTCGCGCAGCTTGTTCTGTGTGATCAGGTTTTGCTGGGCGCCGGTTGCCTCCTGCACCTGGGCGACGGCCTTGGGTTGGAATCCAAGCGCCTTGGCAAACGCGTCGTACGCATCGGTGTCAACCACCTTGCGGCCCTTCTGGTCGCGGTAGTAGCCCATCGTGGCCATGTCGGCAGACTTGATCCAGTTCTGCGCAGCCACCGGTGCAACGGCCTCCGCCGCTTTGCCAAACTCGCCCTGGGCGATGCTTGCAACGCCGGTGCCGATGTTGGTGAAGAACGTGCCGGCCGGGCCCAGGATCTCGAGGTAGTCGCGGCCGTAGTCGCGCTTCTTCGTCAGCAGGCCGGTGCCTGGCACGAGGTTGCCCAGACCCATGCGGCCGGACAAGTCGATCGGCACACCAGGCAAGCCGGACAGCCCGCTCATCACGAACTCGGCGCCAGCCTGGCCCAGGATCGAGGCGAAGAATTCCTTCTTGGCCTGCTTGCTGTCGAAACTGCGGCCCAGCACGCGCTGCATGAAGCCGTCGATCACGTCGTCCAGATCATCGGCGCCAGGCATGCCAGTCAGACCGGAGGCCAGGAACAGCACGGCGAGCGCCAGGCCGACGGCCTTCTTGCCCTCGGGCCCGTTGCCCCACATGCGCCGCAGGAACTCGACGTAGCCGATCGAATACTGCTTGAACGTGAACAGGGTGCCACCCACCGCGCCACGCGCCCATGCCGGCTTGTTGCCCTTGTTGTAGACGCCCTGGGTCTCGGCAATCGCCTTCTGGGCAAATGCCATCGGATCAGCCATGCCCTGGTCGCGCGCCAGCTTGTAGGCAGCGATGAAGGTCACGCGGCGGTTGAACTGTTCGGCCGCCGAGAACACCTTGCCCCAGCCCAGCTGCAGCTTGGCCATGGCATTGTTGATCTTGGCCGCGGCGTCGCCTGCTTTGGTGCCGTCACCGGATTGCAGCTGGCCCTTGCCCTGCGCCTGAGCCATCAGCTGGTGAACTTCCTGCGGGCTCACGATGCCTTCGTCTTCGGCGCGCTTCAGAGCGGCCGCGAGCTCGTCGTCATTGCGGATGCCGCGGGATGCCATCTTCACGGCCTCGCCCATGCGCTTGGCTGCGCCGGCGGCGCCACCGAATTGCGACAGGTACGGCAGCGTCATGGTGAACGGCTGGGTCAAGTTGACCATGGCCGATGCGATCGATCCGCCGATGAACTGCGTGAACAGCATGCCGCGGATGGCCTGAGCCTCTTCGCGCGGGTTCTGCACGTATTCCATTAGGCGCACAGCCGCGTCCTTGACGTCGCCGTCGCGCTGGTCAATGGCTTGCACAGAGCGGCCAATCTCGCCGGCATGCAGGTTGGTCGACGTCTGGCGGGCGTTGCTGTACACGAAGCCAGCGAGCACGCGGCCGACGTCTTCGCTGAAGCCGTTGATACCCTTGCGCTCAATCAGTCGCTTCATGGCCGAGCGGTTGGTCTTGGCCATCTTGAGGTACTGCTGGAACGCCTCTGACTTGGCGTCGACACCAGACTCTTCCAGGCCCAGCGATTCGCCGAACAGCGCCAGCGTCTCAGGCGTGACGCCACTGAAGAGCTTGTAGCTCTCCTGGCTCATCGTGCCCTGGGTGACGGTCGCGTCGGGGTACTGCTCTTGCATCTCGCGAGCCATCTTGTTGGCGTCGCGCTCGCTCTCGAACATCGAGAAGTAGAGCTGCTCACCATCTTTGCCAACGGCGTACACGGTGTACTCACCGAAGCGAGACAGCGGAGCGTAGCCGCGGGCCATCAAACCGATGGCCTGGCCAGCCTTTTCCTTGATGGCGCGCTTGCTGTCCTCGAGGACCTTGGCGCGCGTTGGCTGTTGCTCGATCAGCTGGTCGAGGTGAGCGATCATCGCGTTGAGGGCGCCGTCCAGATTCTTGGCGTCGAGCGCTTGCTGACGCACACCTTCGGAGTCGGTGCCCAGGTAGCGCAGCATGTCAGAAACAGCGAGGTCGGACAGGCTCTTGTTGGTCGCGCGACGGAACTCGCGGTACAGGCCGATCTGGCGGTCGTTCAGACCGAAGAGCTCTTTGAGCTCGTCGTTGGTGAACACGACGCCAGCCTTGTCGACGTCTTCGGTCTCGACGATGTTGCCTTCGTCATCGCGCGTGTACTTCAGCGTGCCGCCGAAAATCGGGTCACGCAGGGCCTTGACGTCTTCAGCCGACAGGGGCGTTTTGCCGATGTCCTTCCAGCTCTCGAGCTTGGGCAGGATGTTGGGCGCCAGGTCGGCGGCGCGGGTGGCGTAGACCGACACGTCGTTGATGAAGCGCTGCACGGCGTCGAACACGCGCTTGAACTGCGGGTGCTTCTGCGCCAGGTTGTACTGCGTGCCGATGGTGCGATCCCACCAGCTCAGCTTCTTGCTCGTCTTCAGCAGGTCGCCGAGGTTGTAGTTGGCCGTGACCTTCATTTGGCTCAGGTCATCGAAGTAGGGGCGGTCAGCGCTCTTGCGGATGTCCGGGTTGGTCGGGTCAAAATTGCCATTGTTGCCGATGGCGGATTTGATCTGCTCTGGGCGGAAGGCGATGTAGACGTTGCGAACCTCGAATCCTTTTCCGCCACGAATGATGACGCCATCGGCACCAGCTTTCTCTGCAGCCTCGATGATCTTGTCGTGGTTGTAATCAAACCACTTGTCCGGGGATCCAGTCGCCTTTCGCTCATACGGATTTTGCAGGCTCAGGTAAACCGGCATGATGTTGGCGCCACCATTGCCAAAGCGTGGATTCTCCTCGTCACCGAAGTTTGCGCCATCGGCCTGCTCTGCATAAACGCCAGCAGGAATTGGGCGGTTGGTGAAGAAGAACCCCTTATTTCCACCTCGGTAAACGTAGTTCCGCCCGGACCGCTCGCGATCGAAAACGGAAAAGTCAGACGCTGTGCCGTGATACACCACCAGAGGATTGCCATCAGCATCCACAACCTTCGAGTCGCCGAACCACTCCTTGAACTCGGGCGTGTCGGTCTGGCGATCGCGGCTGAACAGAGCAACGCCCTGGCCGACGGTCTCGCGCATCTTGTCGGTGACGTCGAAGCCGGACTGCTCGCCAGTCAGTCCGACGCCGGCGCTTCCGTCAACCTCTTTGATGACGGCGTCGCCGGTATATGCCAGCCGGTATTCGTTCGCTTCTTTGCGGCTATCGGTTCGGAACAGGCGTTCACCGCTGTCCTCGTCAAACACGACATACCTGCCGCCAACATCTTCGCCGCCAAACACAACGGAACTCAGCTTCTCGCCACCAAGCTTCGGCAGCAGCTTGCTGATGGCCTGCGGTACGATCTTGTCGTAGAAGGTCTTCATGCCTTCGCCGCCGACTCTGAGGCCCTCGCCGCTCAGTGTGCGGATGTCCTTCAGGTCTTCGTAATCAGGCGCGCCAGGCGTACCCTCGACTTGGCCTTCGCGTGAGTCCATCTTCTGGACGATCTCTTTGCCGACGATGTCCTCGAGCTCTGCGGCAGTGAAGTCGCCGTTCTTGATGTTGCTGCCGCCGGCCATCACGTTGATGTAGTAGCCTTTGGCGGTCGGCTCGTAGCTGATGGAGTCAACCTGCTTGCTCAGGTCATAGCGATCGGCAGACTGCTCGCCGTTGACGAATGCGACTTTGTCGTAGCCACCCTCGACAGCCATCATCGCAATGCGCTTGAGTGCGAGGTTGAGCCAGCCTTCGGTCTTGGTGACGAAGGGAGCAAGCGGTACGCCCTGGTTGCTTCGGACAAGTTGCTCGGTGAGTTGCGATTTCTCGTCGGACAGCCTGTTCCACTCGGCTTGTAGCTCGGGCACATCTTCTGAATTTACCGTCTTCGCAATCTCGCGCAGACGCGCAGTGATGGCCTGCATACGCGCCTCGATACCGGGGCGGTCAACTTCCTGCTTGAACCCCTTCTTCTTGCCCTCTTGACCCCAGTCCGATTGCAGCTCTTCCACGAAGAGCACGCGCTTGCCGTCGGCATCGGTGCGGTCGTTGACGCGGATGTGGGCGAGGATGTTGGGCTCATCCCAGTGGCTGGACAAATAGCCGCCGTTCATGCGATCGGCTTCGACAATCATGTTGTCGCCAGTCTCGCGCTCGCGGTCGGCGCGGAAGCGCTCAGCGCCTTCGCGGTCAAAAAAGCCTTCGCCTTCGATGTCACCATTCTCGTTGACGACACGATAGTCGCCAGCCTTCTCGGGCAGCGTGATCAGCAGCTCACGGTAGTTTTCGCCGCCTGGCAGGGTGTAAGCGATGTACTTGGCTGGGCGCTCAGGCTCAGGCGCGTATTCCTCGTCGGAGTCTTCCGGAATCCACACGCCTTCGTTGGGACTCTGCGTCAGCGTCACTTCGGAGATCTTCACGCCGCTGTCGTCAAGGTACGCGACCAGGTCGTCTTTGGTAAGCTTGTTCTTGCCCTGCAAATCCAAGAAGTCTTTGATACCGGACCACTCAATTTCGTCGGCTTTAATACCGAGCTTCGATGCGTTGGCGGTGAGCCATTGCTTCCACGCCGGCGCGGCCATGGTGGCCAGGCGCTGCGGCACTTGCTCGATGGCGCGTTGCAGTTGGCTGTAGAAAGCCGGGCGCGCCGGCGATTTCAGGACTTGTCCGGCTGCTCCGGCTCGAACTTCGCCGCCTGCATCCGATACACCTCGTGCGCCGTCTTGCCCGAGGTCGCCTCGGAGGCGCGAAGCTGCTCTTTCAAGTCCTTGACGTAGGGGTGATCCGAACCATGCTTCGCCTCCAGGCGCGCGATCTCCGCCTTCAGCGATTCGATCAATGTACTCACGATAGTTTTCCTTCCCGACAACAACAGTGTCGTAGTTCTGCATGGCCGCAAAGGCCACTCCATCCATGCCACGAACTTCCGCAGCGATGTCGTTGAGCAGCTCACGCTTCTCCTGGATCGCACGCTCAATGCCGCCAGGTGCCAACAACTCGTCGCGCAGATCCTCGTCCCAGCGCATCGAGATCTCGGGCACGTATTGCAAACGCACACCGATAAACGATTCGCCCGTCACGCCTTTCGGGGTCACGCGGGGATCCACCGCCATTGTAAATCCATCCTGCCCGCGAGACGTGAATTTCTCGAGAATCGGCATGGCAGTCGCGAGGTCTCGTTGCGACTTGAAGTAGATCTCGACGCCAGGGCGAGCATTGGCGCTGTCGTCCTTCGGGCCCAGCACCTTTGACACAAAGATGTCGTACTGATTGTTCTCTTCAGCAATGCGAGCGATCTCGGCCATCACCATGGACGGGTCATGCTGGCCTTTGGTCGCAGTCCATTCGGTGTCGAACGAGGCCTCGACCGTGCCGCCGTACAGACCCGAAGTGGGCATGACGCGGGCCGCCACAACGCTGTCGTCGCCAACCAGAATGGAGAGCACGCGGGCCTGGGCGACGGATGCCTCGTCGTTGTTGGGCACCTTCTCGCCTTGCTGGATGCTCCAGCCGGCCAGGTAGCGCTCAACAGGCGTGGCTTCGATGTTCTCTTCAAACGAGCCGCCTTCGCCGGTCTTGCTGGTCCAACCCTTTTGACCCCAGAGCTCCTTCTCGGCGAACCAGGCGATGGCTTGTAGATCTGGCGGGGTGACATTGATGCCGCGTTCCGCAAGCGCCCGGGAGACTTTGTCCATCACATCTGCGCCGAAGCCAAAGGCACCGGTCACGCGCGATCCGTCGGCATTCCACACGCCGGACACACCAGTCTCGGCGACGGGCGGGATGCGCGGCAAATCAGCGCCACGCACCATGTTCGCGGCGCGGCGTAGCATGCGGGCGGCCCAGACGTCGATGGTGGCCATGTTGGACTGGCCAATCAGGTTCAGCGCGAAGTTGCGGGCCTTGGGTGCCTGACCGGGCTCGATCACGCGCCACATGTCGACCAGCGCCTTCATGGCGTTGGTGGAGTTCATGCCGTACAGCTTGCCGCTGATCTGACGAATCTTGTCGGCGGCCGGGTACTTGCTGGCGTCCTTGCCTTCGTCGATGTAGGCGGAGAACTTGGCGAGCTGGTCGTTGAAGTCGCCGGCCATGAAGCGACGCATGACGTCGAGCGAGAATCGCCAGTTGGTGTCGACCGGCGTGTTGGGGGACGTTGCACCCAGCAAGTCAGCCAGCAGATCGCCGGAGCCGCCGTATTCGCGACGCAGCACTTCGGCGACGTTGCGATACCAGGTCTGGTGACCAATGATGATCTGAGCGTTCTTGTCGCCCTTGGCGGCGCGCTCGTAGATGTCAGAAACCAGGCCCTCGAACTTGTCGGCAACCTTGCCCAGCCACACGGTATCGGTCTTTGCCGGCGCGCGATTGCGGCCCGGGGGCACGTTGAACGCGTAGGGCAGGGCCTGGAACTTGGGCTTCTCGGATCCGGGGATCGGGTTGCCTTCGTCGTCCTGCTTGAGCTCGATGCCAACCACAGTCAATGGCGCCCAGCCTTGAGTGGTCGGGAATGCCTTCTTGATGCGGCGAGCCTCGTCGACAATAGCCTTGACCTGCTTCTTGCTCAGGTTGAGCTCTTTGGCGTCGGCGTCGATCGCTTCGATCTCTTTGACATCAAGGCGCGCAGCCTTGGCGCGCACGCGCTGCTCGCGGTCAATATCAAGCTTGTAGTCACGAGCCGTACTCTTGCGGACGTCAGCCTCATTGACCGAGAACACGCCGTTGTTGAAATTGGCGGATTTCAGTTGCTCAGGATTGAAAGCAACGAAGACGTCTGACGGATCGTCGATGTACGAGCTGTAGCCAGGGCCTGAATCGACGACGTTGAGAATGATCGCGCCGTCGGCGCCCCAGCGACGACCCTCGCGCACGACGTCATCGGTGGTCATGCCGATGCTGTCCTCTTCCTCGTAGCTTGATGCGCGACCTGCTTCTACCTGGCGGTCGGCATCCTCCTCCGTGTACACGTAGTCACCGGTGGGCTCGCCGTTCTCATCGAGCATTCGGTACATCGGCTGTTCGCGCTCGCCATTCCACAGGGCGCCGTTGAAGTCTTCTTCGTTGGCGCTGCGGATGTTGACGAACAGGGCGTAGTAGCCCGAAACGTCTTCGCCGCTCGGCGCTTCATCGCCGTAGTTATCGAGCAGGTGCTCCTCGGCTTCCGCGCGGGTGTCATAGACGTTATCCATGTACCCGTCTTTCGAGTACACCTCGAACTTGCCATCGTCGGTCTCGAAGATGTCGTAGCCATCGTCGAGCAGCTCCTGCACCGTAGCTTTGTCGCGGAGCTCGATCTCGCCACCGCGACGGCTGTAGTAGGTCTGCGCCATAGCGAGATTCGGCGTCGTGAAGATGCCGAGGTCGCCACGCTCTTTGCCGCCGGGCGTCTTGAAGTAGTTGAAGCCGCCCTTGTCGGTGCCGTGGTAGACGACCATCGGCTCGCCGTTGGCAGTGACAACCTTCGACACGTCAAGGTTGGTTGCCCAAACGCCACCGTCCTTGTGTGCCTGCTCCCAGTCGCCGAACCACTGCTTGAAGCTGGGCGTGCGCACTTGCACCCACTGGCGCTCGCTGAGCATGGTGTCGGTGCCATCAGGCGCCTTCATCCATTGGTCTGTCCCTTTGTACTTGGCCTCGACTTCGGCGTATTCGCGCTTGGCGATTTCGACATCGCTTTCGCGCGCCGGGCTGAAGCGAATGGCGGAACCGATGCGCTCGAGCTCAGCGTTGGCCTGTTCACGGCTATCAACCGGAACGGTCAGCGTGCCGGCGCGCAGCGTGGCGCCAGGGATGGCGTCGACGTTGATGTCGGCGATCTCCTTCGACATGAGGCCCTTTTTGATCGGCTCTTGCTTGACCTCGGGGGCTTCTGCGCCCGGGATCTTTTCGCCGTTCTGGATCGAGCCCATTTGGCCCAGGTACTCAGGCGTGATGGAGCGCTTGCCCAGCATGATCACCACGCCGGGCTGCGTGCCGTCGCGGCGGTCCAGGTATCCGTCGTAGCCGCTGTCGAGCACGGCCGACTCGAAGGCCTCGAGGCTCTTGCCTTTGCGCAAGCCCAGAGGGTCCTTGTTCATGTCGTAGACGTTGGTCAACGTCGTGCGGTGGGCATGCGTGCCCAGGCCCGGAAGCGGCGTGATGCCGGTGCCCTTGTCGACATAGAAGTAGATGCGGTCGCGCAGGCGCTCGTCGGCGGCGTTTTGGAACTGCTCGCGGTTGGCATCTTGCAGGCCGGCGCCGTGTGTGGCGGACGACAACACCTTGCGCGGTTGCTGGCTGAAGTGATAGCCGGTGAGCGTGAGGCCCTCGGGTCGGTCTTCGCTCTTCTTAATTTTCTGCTCGGCCTTCAGCTTCTCAGCAGCCATGGCGCGCTGAGTGATGCCCGAGTCCTTGAGGTAGCCGGCCATTGCATCGACAAACGCGGCACGCACCTCATCGAGGTCCTTGACGAATCGGTCGGCCTGGTAGCCGGGCTGATTGAGTGACTTGACCAGGCGATCGATCACGCGCTTCACCTGGGTGGCCAGCTTGGCGATGATGCCCTTGGCCTCGGCGCCGTTGTCGGCTTTGATCTTGGCAAACACCTCGAGCCAGAATGCCTTGTGCTTGAGCAGGTTGCCGCCCAGGTCGGAGACAAGCTCCTCGAGCTCGCCACCTTGCTCCTCAGACAGCGCGGCATCACCGCGTTGCGCGGCCTTCTCGGCGCCGTAGTAGTTCTCGCGGAAGGCTTGCGGATTGCTGACCTTGGTGCGCACCACGGCAGCAATGGCGTTCCAGGCTTCTGGATTGGTGTCGCGCAGGGTGTGGAAGAACTCGTGGCCAAACACGGCCAGCGGATTCACCGTGGTTTCGCTTGCCACGAAGATGGTGTCGGGGCGGCCAGAGAACACGAAGCCGTCTCCGATGCGACCATCCTGAGCTTCGTAGAACACGACCTGCTTACCCAGCAACCCGGCAACCTTCTGGATCATGTCGGCTTCGGCTTGCGACAGCGCACGAGGCTCGTCGCCGCGCTTGGCGCTGGTATTCTTCGGCAGCTCGGCCGGCTTGAGGATCTTGAGGTTGTGCTGCTTGCCGTTGGCCTTGAAGCTGAAGATCTTGGCTTCCTCAGCCTTTTCTTCTTTGGTGAAGTTCTCGGCCTTGCCAGCGGCAACAGCATCCGACAGCGGCTTCTTCGCGGCACGCGACTTGGACCAGGCCTTGAACTCGTCCTGGGTCATCTCGGTGATGGCGCCCAGACCAGTCCAGCCCGGCTCGTAGTTGGCCAGGTAGCCTGCACGAGCATCGGCTTCGGTGGTGAAGCCCATCATCACTTTGTGCTCGTCGAACGACCCGTCCTGATTGACCTGGTCGATGACGTAGATCTTGTCGCTGTCTTTGCGCGGACCAAGGAAGACGTCGAGCTTGTCGCCGTCAGCGCCGACCGTGCCCTGGAACTCACCGTAGTGGTAAGCCATCTTGGTTTCCCACGGCGTACCATCGGGAGACGTGCCACGGCGGATCGAGCCCTGCGGGTTCTCGATCTTGATCTTCATTCCGTTGAGCTCGATGACGTCGGACTTCTTGTAATTGCCGGCGGCGATCTGAGCCTCGGTCGGCTCAAGCAAATCGTTCTTCGGGCTGGCGGCCGCGGTATGAGCCAGGGCGTCGATGCGATCGTTGATGGCCTTGCGTGCGAGTTGCGCATCGGCAGCGCCGTCCAGCTTGAATTTCTGGCCGGTCTTGCTGTTGACCATCCAGAACTCATTGCCGTCACGCTGCACGGTCTCGAAGCCGTTCTCGGCGAGCTGTTGCACCACAGCCTTGCGCTTGCGCATAACGGCAGGGCCTGCACCGGCGGGGGTCTCGACGCGCGGCGCCTTCACCTCGGTCATGCTGCCAATACCGCCTTGCTCCACGGCGCGCGCAGCATCCAACGGAGTGTTGCCTTGCGCTACGTTTTGTTGCGCGACAGGCGTGGCAGTAGGCTCAGGGGCGGCTGCGGGCTGCTCCCGAGTGGTGGGTTGTTGGGTGGTGAGACCTCGCTGCGGACCAGGCAGAGCCTTGGGCCCGGGCAACATGTTGTCGACGCGCACAGCTTCGGCGTCGATGATGTTGGGGTCGAAGAACTGGCCGTTGAGATCGGCCGGAGCGACTGCGGTGCCGGCAGTCGGCGGAACGGCGAGGGCGGTGCCAGGCTGCTTCGGCGCTTCGTTTTGCATGACGAAGCCGGTGCCGGACTTGGCGGTGGCGAGCACTTGCTCGACCTGGTTGATCGCCTTTTCGCGGATCTGCGGATCCAGATTCGGGTTGCGCGCGATGCCCAGGGCGTACAGGAATTCGTTGCTGGTCTCCGGGCCAAAGCCGCGGATCTTGTCGAGCATGCCTTCCTGGTTCAGGTCGGCGTAGACCGCCGCAGCGCGTGCGGCGATTGGATCTTGATTCACCGCATCCTGTGCGGCTTGTGCAGCTTGCCCGGCCTGCTCGACAGCACCGGTGGCCACCACGGCGCGCGAGAGCACGCTGCCAGGCTTCTGCGCCTGGTCGGCAACGGATTGCAGCGGGTTGGGTGCGCTGGGCTTGGCCACAAAGCCGCCGCCAGCACCAATGGGTCCGCCAACAACAAAGCCACCCAGGAAGTCGCCAGCGGTGTTGCGCAGGGCATCCTGGCCCGGCTCGCGGCCCAGGGCGATATTCTCGCCGACGTTCTGGCCAACCTTCTCCGATGTTTCTTGCAAGCCTTCAGCGGCTGCGCCACCAACACCGCCAATTGCGGCGCGGCCAGCGCGTGATGCCGCCGAGTTGCCGAGCATAGTCGAGATGCCTTTGCCCACCAACAGGTCCTCGATGACCTTGGTGTTGAAGGCACCGCCTGCGGCACCAGCAATGGCGGAGAGGCCGCCGGCCCAGCGGGCAGCACTGTTGATCACGGCGTTGCGAGCTTGCTGCTGGTCACCGCTGCGCTTGAATGCTTCAGCATAGACGGGCACGCTTTGCAGCAGCTGCTCGTGTGTCATGCCTTGGATGGTTTGGGCGGTGGTCTGACGAACTTCGTCGGCGGCCGCGCCACCGGTCATTGCGCCACCCACACCAGAGCCGGTGACTCGAGCGGCCATAGCAGCCGATTGCGCGGCTTGCGTGAGCTCGGCAGCCTTGGCAGTGTCGCCAGCCAATTCAGCGGCGCGTGCGGCCTTGGACAGCGATGCAACGCGTTGTGCCGGGCCCAGGGCAGGCAGCAGGAAGGAGGCAAGCGAGCCAAAGCCGTTGGCGGCCATCATGCCCCAGCCTTCGCCGCTACCCGGCAGCTGCGCGTCACCGCTCAGTAAGTCGAGCACACTGCCTTCGACGCCGGCCTCTTGGCGAGCGCGCTGGCCACCAGCGGTCATGCTGTCACGAATCGCGCCAGACACCGGCTTGAGCGGGTTGAAGCCTTCGTAGTCCTCGGTGCCGGTCGCCTTGTTGGCGATAGCAGCCATGCCCTCGCCGAACATTTGCGCAATACTGCCCACGCCTTCAACGGCAGAGGCGGCAACTTCTTTGGCGTAATCTCCGGCGGTCGCACCAGGTCCGCGCGGATTGACGTTGCTGTACCAGGAGCCGGACTTGCCGACGCTGCGGCCGGTCTTGTTCAGGATTGCCGGGACATAGGCCTGCGTCTCGGCCGGCATGTAGCGCAGCCAGGCGTCAGGCGTTCCGTTCTTTTCGGCAGTGGCCAGGGCAGTGCGCAGGCGACCAGGCCCGGCGTTGTAGGCGGCGAGCGCCAGGGCGGGGTTGCCACCGAAATCCTCGTACTGCTTTTTGAGGTACGCCTCGCCCAGCTTGATGTTGTACTCGCGATCGGTGCGGTACTTCAAATCGTCGAACTCGAGGCCGGCCAGACGTGCAGCCTCAGGTGCGGTGTCTGGCATCACTTGCATGATGCCGATCGCACCCTTCTTGCTGGTGACCGGGGTGCCATCAGCTTTGAGTTGCTTCCCTCCGGATTCCTGCTTGCGCAGGGCGTCACCGACTTGCTGAACAAAACCGTCGGCAGTGTCGGGTTGCGTCGACGGCTCCACGGTTGCGTTGGGAGCGATGTTCAGCAAAAGGGAAAAGTCTTGGTCAGCCATAGGTTCGATTCTATTGTTGCTGGGGTGGCCGATCAGAACTTGATGCGGCGAAGGTCGGCGAGATCTGCAGTGGGCAGGTCGGCGTCGTTGTACTTGCGCACCAGATCTTCAGGCGCCATCGTCTTCTTGTCTGCTTGGTATTGCTTTGACAGGGCCTGCTGACTGGCCAGGCGCTCCTGCTGCTTCTTGTCGTTGGCAGAGTTGAGCTCGGCACGCTTGGCGGCCGCACGACCGGCAGGAGAGTTGGGGTCCGGCGTGTAGTTCATGCCGCCGTTCCAGTTGATGGTCGGGCCGCCTTTGTTGGTCTTGGGCGGCGTGGGCATGCCGTACTTGCTGATCAAGTCGAGCTGACGCGACAGGGTGTCGACGTCTTTGCCAGCTTCTTTGGCTGCAGCCAGGTAGGCCTGGCGAGCCTGCGGATTGCCGGCGACCTGAACCAGCTGCTGTTGAGTGGCGGCGCGCTGCTCTTCGGGCACCACGGCCAGCATGTTGCTCATCATGCCGGTGACCGCGCTCTTCATGCCGTCGGCGCCAACACTCTTTTCCATCTCGGCGACGCTTGCGCTGTTGGGCGCCAGGTTGAATTGACGGCCACCCTCGAAGTCAGGGTTGCTGTACACCTTGCTCACGCGGCCATCGGCGCCAAGCTGCATCTTGATGGCAGCGGGATTGGCTGAGGCGTCGGCGGCAATGCCAGCGGCAGTACGCGGCGAGATGCCGGCGTTGCTGGCGTAGATGCCATCGAGGTAGCTCACGGCGCGCGTGTAGCGCTGCGCACCTTCGGGTGTGCCATCGGTCTTGCCCAGGGCATCCTTCAGGATGGTGGTGGCGGTGTCGATGTCTTCCTTCGGTGCTTTGCCGGCGCCGGTTCCGGTGCCGCGGCCGCCGGCGCCATCGATCTTGCGCAGGATGGTGTTGCCGTTCGGGTCGGTCATCACCTCGTAGCCGGCGGGAATGTTGCCTTCGCTCAGCGTAACGGTCTTGCCAGTACCAGGATCCACCACCTCGCGCTTCTCGCCCGGCTTGAGCGTGTAGGGCTTGTAGAGCTCTTCGCGGATCTTGGCGGCGGCTGCGGACTTGGCGTTGGAGGCGGAGACGACGCCCTCGATGCCGGAGATGTGGCGCACCAGGGCAGCCTCAGCGTCGGGCACCAACACTTTGCCGTCACGGTCGACGACCTGGTGGACCTTGTTGCCCGCCTTGTCGGTGACCGTCTTGAAGGTCTGCCCGTCTTGCAGGCGCGCAGCACCGGTGGAGTTCCACACCTTGAGCGCGTCTTCTGGGCGGTCAGCATTGAGCAGACTCAGGGCCTTGAAAGCGCCTTCCTTGTCGGCTTGCTTGGCGCGAGCCAGGTATTTGTCGGCGAGCTCCTGGCCGCCGGCCATGGTTGCGAGCTTCTCGGACAGCGCCATGTACTTGGCGTAATTGCCGGGCGCGTTCTCGTCGGCGTAAGCCTTGGCTTGCTGTGCAGCGCTCAGCCCGGTGAAGAGCTTGCGGCCGCCGTCCAGCGTGCGCACCGAGCTTGCCTTTTCGGCGGTCGGCATCGGGCCACCGGTCTCGATGGCCTGCTGCTGAGCTGCAGCGTTGGCCGCCTCGAGGTCGGGCTGATACGCGGTCTTCTGCTGTCCAGAAGCGTCTTCGTACGTCACCGCGGCGCCATTGTTGTCGACCTGACCAGCTTTACCTGTCGTGGTGACGGCATTCTCGATGGCGAGCTCGTTCTCGCGCTGACGACGTTCGGCATCGGCGCGCTCTTTCCTCCACTGAAATTCTTCAGCGGAGCGAGCATCAAGCTCCGCCTGTCGGGCGTCTTCTTTTTCCTGGCGCTTGTAACCCTGGTAGGCATTGAAGCCTCCAGCCAGCATTCCGAGTCCGATTAGCGGGTTCATTGGTGGCTTCCTTCCACTTGTTGCTCGAGACGGTCAACCTTGCGCGCGAGAGCTGCGGTGGCCGCCATGTTGATTCCGTTGAGCGAGACCAAGTCAATCTTCGTGCCGCCGGGAGCTGCTTGCTCGCCCATGTTCTTGTTGACGTCCTGAGCCATCGGACCAGCGTGACGGCCGCCATCGCCCATCCCACCCTTGTAGGTCCAGCGCGACACCGGCGTTGCCTTGACGGCCTGCAGTGCAGCCTCGTCGGAAACGGGCTGAATATCCTTCTTGGCGTTGACGTCGGACAGGCTGTAGGAGGTCTTTGGCATCATCGAGCTTATGAACGCCAAGTCCTGGCCGCGAGACGTGTTCAGGATGTTGGCCTCAGATCCGAACAGTGCGCCGGCGCTGTTGTTGCCCTGGATGCCCATGCCAAACCCTTGGCCCATGAAGTTGGCGCCAGCCATGGTGTTACTGAATCCCGCCTGGCCGGCGTTTGCTGCTCCGGCATTGGCGTTGTTGGCGCCAGCGAAGTAGGCGGCCGACGTGTTTGGCATGTTGCGGCCGAAGTTCGATGCTCCAGAGCGCAAGGCGATGCCCTTATCGCGGGTTGCTGTGGCGGCACCCGTTGCAGCTCCAGCCGCACCCAGGGCCTGGGCGCGCTCCGATGCGCCGGCAGGACCAGACATGGCGGTCGACGTCAGGCCGTAGCGGCCGGCCAGGCGAGCCGATTGCCCGCGCACGTTGCTGAACTGCTGATTGACGTTGGCAGCAGCTTCGCCCGACACGCGCTTGATGTTATCCGCCGAGTCGTAGCTCATGGCGTCGGACACCATCTTCTTCTCGACCGGCTGGAACGTGTCCTTGTAGTACTGGTTCTGCTCTTTGGCGAATTGCTTTTGCTGAGCAGAGGTGTCGAGGTAGTCATCGGCCAGGCGACCTGTCAGCTCGGCTTGCCGCTGTTGAGCAGGCAGGATGTCGTTCTTGTAGGCATCCTTGTAGAAGGCCAATGCTTCGCGCGCAATCTCTGCGTTCGCTCGAGCGGCGTCATTGATGCCGGAGGTGTCTGGTGCGTCAGGACAAAGGAATGCCATGGTGGTCTCTCTTTTCGATCAGGTGTGAAGGCAGTAATTGCCTCCCGTGCGCTTCATGCCAAAGTGGGCATACAAGCGCTCAGCTGCCTCGCTTACACCCGACGTGTTGCCAGACATCAGGTGCTTTGCACCCACTTCCTGGGCGCGCTCAAAAAACTTCTTCATCAGCAGGTATGCAGCGCGTCCTCCGCGATGCTTGGGTGCAACGTAGAAAATCTCGTCGCGCAACGTCACCTCGGGTCCAAACCACGGGTGACTCACCAGCGTGCCGAGCATGCCGGCAATCTCGCCATTGCGCTCAGCCAGGTACAGCACGCGACTTGGATCGTGACCGAGCCACATGCCGACTCCATGGATCGCCATCTCCGGGTCGAACTGGTAGTAACGAAAGTCGGTCTCGGCGTGCATGGCTGCGCACAACTTGAAAACGGCCAAGCGATCCTGCTCGACAGCAGGACGCACCGTCGTGCGCCCGGTGGGCGTACTGACGCTGGCCGAGGACTCGTTGATCAAAGCAAACCCCATTGTTTCAGTCAGGCGATTTTACCCGAAAAACAACAAATTGTTGACAACTTTTTGTTGTCGTGGTATACGCGCACAGGCCGCTTGCTTGGTATCGCTTGACCCGTCAACGAAATGTCGTCAGACCTCAGTCCAGTCCAGGTCTGGCAGCTGTTGCGCCAGCACGACATATGCGTGCTCGAGCAAATTCTCAGGGTGTGGGGTGGGGAGCTCAAACGAGTGAACCAGCAGCTGGTACGGATCACCGCTGCGCTGCCGGTCTTCTTTGCTCTTGTAGCCCATGACGGTCGCTGCGGCCTGGTTGCTCGCCAGGTCGACGGCGATCATCGTAATGCGGGCGTACTTCAAAATCTCCCCGTTATACGCGACGTGATTGACTGCAATTCCCATCAGATCGACCCTACCACTTTGAAGTTTGCCTTGTAGATGACGCGCAAGTACGACTCAACGATGGTTCCATAGTCGTCGTAGTAATACGAGTATTTTTGAACGCTCACATTCCCTGTTGGCTTGGTCCACCCGCTTGACTGATACGGAGACAGTACGATGGCGCCTGTCGGTGTTGGAGAGTACCCAACCCAATAGTTGCCGTGCCCATAGGTCCCGATGATGTCGATTGCCCCGCTGGTTGCGGTTGGCCCCGACCACACAGCCGACCAGTTATAGACGCCGACGGAGAAGTCCGCCTGCAATCCAGATTTTAGGGTCTGGAATTCCGAGGACAACACCACCCCGTTCGGGTTGAAGATTTCCACGAACGCGTAGCCGTCGCCGCCATTGCCGCCATTTGATTCGGCACCGCCGCTCACCGAGTCGTATACGGCGCTACGGTAGCCAATGAAGCCACCATTGGAGAATGCACGGCCGCGAGTTGCCATGCCGCCGCCGCCGCCACCACCGCGAACACCGTTTCCGCCGTTCAAATCGGCGCGACGCGACTCAGTGAGTGAGTTCCAGTAAACGGTAACTTCTTTGTCGTAGAAACCGCCAAGGCCACCGGAGGAGCCTGGGATGTCGGGCGCAGGAAGACCGGTTTGACCAGATCCCCAGCCAGCTCCGTCGCCAGCATCCGGGAAACGGAATGAGTGACTGTTTGCGCGATCGACAAGATTGCCGTTGAGGCCACTGTCGCGGTTGTCGTTGTAGCGGTAGTGACCACCGCCGGCGCCGCCGCTCGCGCTGTATTGCGCATAGAGCGTGCCGTACGGGTCAAAGATCTGCACATACGTCGGATTGCCTACGCTGCCATCAGCTCCGGCATAGCCACCAGCGCCTCCGGTGCCGATGATGACTTTGACAACATAATCCTTCGGCACATTGGTCAGCGTGACCGAGTACTGATTGCCGTAGGAGCCAGACAGTCCGGAGTTCTCGGTGCGAGCATCGGTGTTACCTTGGCCACCACCACCACCACCGCCACCGCCCAGCAGCTTGACGCGCACCGTGCCGGTGTAGGGCATGGTGACCACGGTCCATGTGCCAGCGGTTGCAAAGGTGAAGGACTGGCCAATCACCGAGTTCAGGTCAACAGTGCCCGCTGCAAGCGATCCGGCAAAGGTGCCGGTGGCTGCACTAAGAGATCCTGTAAATGTGCCGTTGGCGGCCTCGAGGCTGCCGGAGAACTTGAGGTTCGATCCATCCCAGGTCAGGTACTTGGAGTTGGCGGTGCCCAGGGAGAGCCTGCCGTCGGATCCGAGGTAGAAGCCGGAGCCGGTGTTCCATGCGGATTGCCCGGAACGCAGGCCAACGGTGTCGATGGTGACGCCGCCGATCAGACCGCCGTTGGCGTAGATGATGCCGCGCACCGTGAGGTCCGAGCCGTCCCAGGTGATGTTCTTGTCGTAGGATCCGGCGCGGAATTTGTAGACGCCGCCGTCGTTACCCAGGAAGAATCCCGTGCCGAAGTTGGTCGACCCAAAGCTGTAGTTGGGATTGACGCCACCGTAGAGCTTGCCGGTGTTGACGCTGACGGTAGCCGTCAGGGTGCCGGTGGTGATCTGGTCGGCTGTGACGCTTGCGATTTGCGCGGAGGTGATCGAGGCGTTGGCGATGACGGCAGACCTGATGTAGACCTTTCCGTTGGTGACCACGAATGGCGCCGTGACCAGCGACACAGCGGAGTTCGCCGTGACTGTGTAGCCTCCGTACGAATACGGTGCAATTGCAAACGTTGTTGCTGTGACGGCGCCGACTTGGTGCTGCCCGACAATCTCAGGAACACCGATAATCGAAACGTAGTCTCCAGTGACGAATCCGTGCGGCACGGAAGTGGTAACCGTCGACCACGAACCCCACCAGGCGGAAGTCATCGCGACCGAGCTGATGGTGACCTTCGATGAGTCCGGGTTGACAATTGAGAACCGGTCGGCACGCACCATGAAGCTGCTGGTGGGGATGCCATTGACCGTCTCAGAGGCCAAGCCAAACCCGGCCACGTACCCGTTGTTGTCGATCTTGACGGTGTACTGCGCGAACAGCTTTCCGTCTTCCGAAAGACGAGTTGTTGCCTCCTGGGCAATCGCTGCCGAATAGGAGACCGGAGCTGGCCGTCCAACAGAGATCCAGTCGATCTCAAATTGGTCCGCCGCAGTGGTGCCGATGTCGAAGCGAATGCTGGTGATGGTGTTGCCAACCCAGTCAGCGCCGCCAGCGGTGAGGCTGGACATATCCCACTCGAGCACGCGCCACTCATTGAGCACCGTGGTGTCGGCGATGTGCTTTTTGTACGACTCGCTGTAATTGTGGGCGGCCGTCTTGTAATAGACGTCACCCTGCCAGGTCGTGCCAGCAAGGCGCTTCACGCGCATGCGCAGGACGTAGTTGGTGGCGCCAGCCAGGGAAACGGTCGGCGACATCAGCACCGGATCGGTTCCGCTTGAGTTGATGCGAATGGCGCCGTTAGAGCTCGAGATGGTGGCGCCGGTGACCGTGAACCCTTCTTCGTTGGCGTCGAAGTTCCAGGACTTGCTGACATCGAATCCTCCGCTCAGCGAGGCGGAGAGAATCTGAGATGAGGTGGCGATGGCGCTGTCGGTCGAGGTCTTGGTGTAGTAGTTGTTCGTCAGCGTGGCGGTCGTTGCGTACGGCCCAAGCGCCGTGCTGATGGCGTTGTTCATCGCCGTCGTCGACACCAGGTTCGTGGTCGCCGACGAGATTGCGCTGTCCGCCTGCGTCTTGGTGTAGTAGTCGCTGGTTAGCGTCGCTGTCGTGGCGTACGAGCTCAGAGCATTGCTGAGCGCCGTGGTCGAAACCAGGTTCTGCGTTGCCGACGAGATGGCGGAATTGGTGTCGGCCTTGGTGTAGTAGTTGTTGACCAGTGTTGCCTGCGAGACCAGGGGCTGCGGCGCGATGCGACCGATGGAGATCCAGTCAATCAGGAATTGATCCTGCGCGGTTGCACCAAGATCGAAGCGGATGTTGATGATGGTTTTGCCAACCCAGTCGGCCAGGCTCGACATGTCCCACTCAAGGATGCGCCACTCATTCGCGGCTGTGCCATCCGTGATCTGCTTCATGTAGGCCTCGGCCTCACCGTGTTCGTCGGTCGAGTAGTAGACCTTGCCGTCCCAGCCTGTGCCGGCAACGCGCTTGATGCGCATGCGCAGCAGGTAGTTCTTGCTTCCCACCAGGCTGATTGCCGGCGTGCGCAGAGCCGGATCCGTGCCGGATGAGTTGAGCTGAATCGCGCCATTCGACCAGGTCGCCGTAGCGCCAAGCGCCACAAAGCCCTCAACGGTGGCATCGAAGTTCCAGGTCTGGCCAAACTCCAGGCCGGAGGCGGTCGATTGCAGCGAGTAGATGCTGGACGCGAGAGCTGAATCCGCATTGCTGCGCGACGTCTCTTCTGACTGAATGGCCGCGCTCAGCGTGGTGTAGTTGTTGCTGACCGTGGTGGTCAGGTTCGTCACGTCGCTGACCACTGATTCCACTGCGGTGGAGCGCGCGTGGCGCTCCTGGTACAGCAAACCGGCGGTGAGCCCGGCGAGATCGTTGCCGGTGTAGTCGCCGCGCATCTGTGTGGCCAGCAGGCTGCGCGCAGTCACCTCCGAACCAAGGCCATCTTGCAGGTCGTTGATCTCGAGGGTATGCGCAGCAACAGCATCACCCAGCGAGGCATACTCGCCGATCTTTTCCCAGTAGGTGGGGTCGGTCGGCAGATGGCCGGTGGTGGTCTGAAGGGAGCGGTACAGCGATCCGTTGTAGGTGACGGTGGCGTTGGCCGGGTACGTGGTGCTGTTGTTGTAGGCGGGCGTGTTCAGCAGGTCATTGACCTGGGACTGCACGACGGAGATGCGCGCGTTGACGGAGCCGGCGACACTGGAGGGTGCGTCGATCAGGTCAATGCGGCTCGACAGGGCGGCATTGAGGGTGCTCGCCAGGATCTGCCCCTCGAGCGCAGCGATGACTCGAGTTGGATCTTCGCTGGTCGTGACGGCAGTGCCGCTGGTGCCGTTGTAAGCGCCGAAGACGTTGGCCACCGACACGAACCGGATCCAGTAATAGTAGGTCGTGTTTTCCTGAACCGGATCGGTGTACAGATTGGTTGTACTGGTGCCAACCAGCACGGCATTGCCGAGCACGTCGGTGGTTGACCGCCAGATCTCTGTGTAGGCGTGGTTGCGGTATGGTGCGCCGTTCCAGCTCAGGTACACATTGGTAAACGTGCCCATGGCAACCAGGCCGGTCGGCTGCGGCGGCGTCGTCATGTCGGTGGCCGGGTTGTAGCCATCCGGATTGACGCCAGGGACGATCACGGGCAGCGTGCCGCCACCACTGGAGGGCGTGCGGCCGGCGCCGGAGATGACCAGGCTCAGGTCAGTCAGGTCGCGCAGGGTGACCATCTGGTCGAGCGGATCCCCAATGCGCGCCTCGCGCACGTCGAGCGCGGACTTGATCGCCCGCAAGACATCCTGCACGTTGTCCGCGCGGATGTCTGGGATTGCTGGAATTCTGGTTTCGCGCGTCATACTTGCTTCAGTTCGGCCATGCTGGTTGCAATGTTCACCTCGGAGACCTCGCCGCCGGCGTCGATCTCAAATTCCCACTCCAGAGCGCGGAACCCTGACGGCAGCATGAAGGGCTCATCGCTGGTCACGGTCTTTTCAATGCGCAAGGTGCCGTCGGCATACACGCGCAGGTACACCGGGTACGTGCCGGCGCGCACCTGACCGACACCCATGTTCTGCTGCCAGGGCAGGCGGAACCGCTTGCTGCGCCAGGTGGCAAGCCCGAGGCTCCCGCGATCGAAACGCATGATGCTTGCGTTCTGCGCCAGGTACAGCGTGTCGGTCGTCGGGTCGTAATACCCGGCGGTCATTGGCGTGTACTGATTGTAGGTGCAGGTCGTGAGCACGGCGCCCTGGCCGCTGGCGTCGATGATCAGGATGCCGCGCGTGCCGTTGTTGTACAGCAGGTGAATGCGCCCGTTGTAAAGGTAGGCATCCATGGACGACGGGTTGTAGGCCTGCCACTGCTCGCGGGAAAAGAGCCCTTTTGTGATCACGTCGATGCCGGTGCCAAGCGAAACGTAACCATCGGGTGATGGGTAGAGCACGCCGTCACCGGTTTCGATGATGCCGCGCTTGGATGTGCAGGCCTGCGGGACCTCGATCTTGGTCGGCGTCATGGCCGACGGATCGGCGCCTTGCAGCAGGAAGGGAAAGGCGGTGGTCAGCACCGCCACGGTCTGACCGTAGGTGGCAATGCCAACGATGTCGAAGTCGATGGTGTATTTGTGCGGCCAGGCGTGCGGCATGTTGGGCTCGCTCAGGTACACCGTGCGGCCGGCAAAGCCAACAGCAGCGCCGTTGGCCATCATGCGCAAGCCCTTCAGGTTGGCCGGAGGCGCAACCCAGCCCTCGGAAGGCAGCACCTCGCCGAGGTTGCCCTGAGAGATCGAGTCGACGTACGTAGCCTGCGCGACCGGGATCTCGTCGACGTACTGGAACTGAGCAGACGTGCCGACGGTGGACGAGCGGTAGATGCGCTTGAGTGTGATGTTGTAGCTTCCGCCGGGAGCTCCGGGCAGACTGACCGTGACGTTCTGGTTCGGATTCAGGGCAACCACGGCCGAAGCATCGGACGGAGGCCCTTCTTCGCCGTACGCCGACACGTAGGTCACGACGTAGGTGCGGCTTTCCGGGATCTCGTTGTCGACGGTCTCGGTGTAGGCGGTGATCGATGGTGCGGCCGGCGCGGGAATGCCGAGCTGGTATGAGGCACCAGGGTAGGACGAGCCCGACAGGATCATCGAGTTCGGGGCGTAGCGCGGTGCGACGACGCCATCGGCCCAGTACAGCCGATCGTACTGGTCGTTCGGGATGGGCGAGCGCATGACGTCGGTGTCATTGACGAACTCGAGCCAGTAGTTGGTCTCGGTCGCGCTCGAGCCGTAGCGGAAAATCGTCTTCGGATTCGAGGTCGTGGTTGACTTCAGCGTGGTGGTGCCGCGCATGGGTTCAATGGCGCCGGACACGAGTCGCACGTTCTGCGCAACCTGGGCATCGGTGTCTTGCAACAAATGCGGCCTGACAATGGGCTTCAGGCCATTGAAGGCCTTGACTGAAAGAATCGTCATGAGGATCCCTGCTTAGATGCTTTGGAGCATTTCCGGCGTGACGGTGTGGCGTGCGACCTGGCCATACTCTTTGTGATACGTGATGCTGGTGACCTGGCGCTCGGCCACCCAGCCGCCGCGTGCGGCGTAGGCATCGCGTGCTGCCAGCGTCGGGTGCTGGATCACGGTGATGCCGGAGTGTTCTTTTTCTTCGACGTGGTGTCGATGGCCGGTGTGGCAGTAGCGCTTGGTCGTGTTGCCCCAGATCTTCGGGAACTGGGCGGCAAACAGGATCGGCAGCTGGTCGTTCTTTTTCAGGTGGCCATGATGGAAGGCCAGCATGGTCTTGCCGTGCTCGAGGCAGTAATACGGCAGCGGCGAGTCGATCACTTGCACCCGCGGCTCGTTCTCGAACAGCGCTTTGAACAGCACCCGCAGCCACACGCTCGAGGCCATGTCGTGGTTGCCCTCGGCCATGATCACGACGACGTTGTGGTGCTTGGTCAGGGCCATGGCGATGACCGAGCGCAGCACGCGCACCGCGACTTCGACCACCTTGTTGAAGCGGCCGTCCTGGTCAAGGATGTGGCCAGAGGTTGGCGTGACGGGAGTCAGGCCATCGCTGTGCAGGAAGTCGCCCAGCTGATTGACGATGCCCACCGATGCCGCCGGCGAGGCGTTGATCATGGCCTGGAAGCAGCCGGTCAGCACGCGCTCGGCGATCTCGAGGTCCCAGTCCTCGCCGGTCTCGCGATGCCAGGACAGCATGCCGACGTGTGAGTCGGTCAGGGTGTAGACGGTGGCCAGGTCCGGGGTGCAGATGGACGGCGCTGGAACCGGGTAGGCTCGCGGCACCTCATCGCACAGAGCGTCGATTGCGGCCCGCATGGCCTCGAGGCGCCGCTGGTCGTCGATGTTCGCTTTGACCCACTGCCCGGAAGGCTTGCCTTCCTTGTTGTAGTAGGTCGACACACCCTTGGCGTAGAACATCTCCGGCACCGGCCGGGTGAAGTCATGCTCGGGTGAATAGCCGCGCGCCTGGGCTTTCTTGCGCACGGACTTCAGTGCGCGATGGATGACCTTGTGATCCACCCCGCAGGCTCGGGCCGCGGTCCGCAGGCCGCCGTGAGTGTTGACAGCATCGATGTATTCGACCTGCTTGTCGGTTGCAAACTGCTTCAGGCCTTCATCGATTTTCATACTGCTACCTTCCGCCGGCGCTCCCCGCCGACCCTGCATAAAACAAAAAACCCGCCGAAGCGGGTTGGGGTTGGCTTAGGCCTTGGCCGGATCGCCTTCGGCATTTTTCGCGGCGGCGTCTTTGGCGGCTTGCTCGGCCGCTTTCTGCGCTGCCTCAAACTGAATAGAGGCTGCGGTGCGCACCTCGTTTTGCACGCGGCCAGCGTTTTCTTGCACGCGGGCCAAGCCCTCGAGAACGGTGTTGACGTCGTTGACGTCCAGGCTCAGTTGAATTTGCATTTGATGCTCCAGAAAAAATGTACACTTTTTGAAAAGGCCGCTGATTGTACACTTTTCTGGTCATCTCGCAACAGATTGTTGCGTGCAAACAACATCAAAATACGGACGGCTCGAGAGCGGGCGGTTGCGGTTCGGTCGCCCAAGGTAGAGGCTTGGCAGCCAGCGCAGCCTCGGCGGCCATGCGGGTGACGACCATGTCGATGTGAGCACGCATGCCGGGGAATTGTCCGGTGGCCGTGTCCTCGATCGCATTCACCCAGTCGAGGACTTGCTGCTGCGAGAGCTGCGCGTACGGGGTAAAGTTCTGGGGGTCAACCGGACCCATGGTGGTCTTGCCAGGGAGCTCGAAAGTGGCGCTGCCCTGTACGCCGGTCAAAACCCACTCGACGGCGGTCAGGATGTCGGTCAAGCCGCCCTCATCTCGAGTGCGAGCTGCGCGGATGGCGAGGGAGAAAGTTGTCATGGTGTTTCCTTGTCAAGTGAAAATGTTTAGGCGGGTTGCTCCGGGATGATCCAGGAGACGGTTTGCTCATCCCAGACGTAGTCGGCATTGTCCGGACGCGGCACGGGTGGCTCCCACAGGCAGGTGGATTCGTTCAGCGTCCACGACGGAAAAGGTTGCGGCGGGATGAAGGCGTCTTTCGCAGCGTCATAGGTGTAGCCGATGCCGGCGAAGTTTTTTCTCAATGCCTTCGACTGGTCTTCCGAAGGCGTGTCCGAGTCGGGGAGGTAGTGAACTCCGCCTCGGGTGTTGTAGCTCGTCTCCATCCATGTCCCAGGAGTGGAATCGACGAAAGTCCGCATGAACTCCGCGTCGGCAACGATGATGTTGACAACCTTTGAATCCAAGACTTTTGCGTAATGCGCCATAACCTACCTTTAAGCTGTGTAGCTGCCGCTGGAAGTGAATTTCAGGATGGTGTACGAACCGCTGGTGGTCACTGTCGGAGACCCGGTTGTCAGCCCGGTGTAGTTGCTGGTTGGAATCTGGAGGATGACCACGCCAGAACCGCCGCCGCGACCGACCGTTGTATTGCCGAAGCCGCCACCGCCACCGCCTGTGTTGACTGCGCCAGCCGTCGAGGTGCCTGGTCCGCCGTTGCCACCACCGCCAGAGCCGCCGAGACCCTGGCCTGCGTTTGATCCGCCACCGCCACCGCCACCGTAGACGGTCGTCGTGCCGGTGATCGAGCTCGTGAAGCCAGTGCCGCCGTTTCCGCCATTGCCTGTGCCAGCGTTACCAACTGCGCCAGCTCCGCCGCCACCACCACCGCCATAGGCTGTTGTTGATGCGCCGCCTGCATAACCCTGGCCGGCAGTACCTGAGCCGCCAGCCTGTGCGGCATTCATAAATCCGCCGCCACCGCCAGAGCCGCCGTTGCCGCCAGGCGCGTTTGCAGCACCGCCAGCCCCGCCTCCGTTTGCGGTAGCAAAGAGGCCAAACGAAGAGCTTCCACCCACCGCATTGACAGCACCACCAGCGCCGACTGTGACGC